AACCGAAATAGTGTTTAATTATTTTGATTTACCTATAGTATATTTGCATTCAAAGTCTCGAAAACGCGAATTGGCTCAAGCTCGACAGATAGCTATGTATTTTAGCAGAAGGCTAACTGAATCTTCATACGAGTTAATAGGGAAAGTAGTTGGAAATAAGGATCATGTTACTGTAATGTATGGTGAAAAAACAGTGAAAGACCTGTACGAAACGAGCAGAGAAATAAAAAATCACGTAGACACAATAGAAGAGCTTATATATGATAGTATTGATTTAAGGTCAAAAAATCAATATAAGCTCAGGCCAGAAATTCAAGTAATAAAAAAATATGTGATGATATCTGATGAGATATATAGGTTGCAGGTACAGCTTCCACATAAATATAGACAAATGCAATTAAGTATAACCGAATCATTGGATAGGTTACGGATAGAATTAAAGTTAGTAAAGTGGGTTTTAGGATTAATAGAACTTGAATGATTAATATGCTTTTAAGACGATTCTTCGGAAGTGGCGAAGTGGACACGGTAAACAGTTGCGTACGAACTGACCACATTATAGACTTAATACCTCGTCTTAAAAGCATTTAACGATGGCGGTATGGGTAGTTTGCCCAACGCACTGCGCCAGACCTGATTTGAAATACTAAACATTAAAATATTTAGCGATGGATTTTAGAAAATTACACGTAATAATTGGAGAGTTAGAACTTGATAATATAAAACTGGCTTCCAAGGGAGATAAGAAGGCATTAAATATACTTGCATTGACACAAGCATTTAGAATAATTGAGCATAAGTACAGAAAAGGAACTGAATGTATAAATTGTGGTTCAAAAAATACTCAAATTGAAATTATATGTAATGACTGTGCAAATATAGAACCGCGCGAGGGAATTGACCTCGATTTGAAAAACGGTAAATTACCTAAATTTGATGTTAGCTCACTTATTGATTTTAAAGAAATGCGTAAAAACTTCTTTAAAGAACACACATCTACAGACTCATTCTTACATATACCTAAGGTAATTACACATCCACATAATCTATTTGAGTGGTTCAAAGCTGAAATAATTGAATATCTTAGGGCTGATTGCTAAGGTTGAAACGTATACGGTCGTAGCTACCAATAATTGAAAATACAAAACTTTAAATACATGAAAGAAATAACAATAATATGCGATGTTTGCCAAAAAGTACTGGATGATGAGTACATAAGATTAGGCAGTGAAAGCGAACAGGATTTACACTTTGAAAATAAGCTACCAAATAGGAAAGTTGGCGAAACTATAAATATAGCCAGATCTAGAGATTTACATTTCTGTTGTAAAGATCATTTTGTTAAGTACTTTTTTGAACAGGATTAGTGGGTTTTATCATCTACAACAAGCGAATAAATAAAAACAAAAAAGGTACATAGTAATAATTTTAAAATATTTTTAGAGATGGAAAATTTAAAACACAATTTAAGAAAACAGATTTGCATGGAAGTAGATGCAAAAAACATTGATGGTAAAACGGCAGCAAGACTGCTTGAATCTATTAATAATTTGTATGATGACAAATTAAAGAAATTAGAACATCATAGGGATACAACGATAGGTTTATGGGCATTTGATTGTGCCCCTAAACAATTAATTGAAAAATTTGTAAATAGCCAAAACGATGCTTGTAGTTTATTTACGGAAGACGTTGATAAACTAATAAAAGAGTGGGAGAGTTTTTGTAATAATAAAAATATAATCGAATCACCATTTTTTCAAATAAAAGAATATTAACTAAAAAGACATGAAAAAAATAGAAAAACTCCCTAAATGGGAATACGAAAAAGCAAAGCAGATTGTTTCAGAATACGAAGCTCAATTCTCTTTATCTTTTGTTAAAGGGCATTTTTCTATTAATGATTTAGAAATCTATTCAGAATCAATTAGCGTTCCTAAATTAACTGAAAAGATATTTGATGAGCGATGTTGTTGTGTATTAGAACAAGAATTGAATAAGCGAGTAAACGGCGTTGAATGGGCTAATACTGATGATATGGGGCATTTGGTTATAAGCTTTTACAGAAGAACAGTAACAGATGAAGATATCAAAGCTGTTATTGACTCTTTAAATGCCCTTTAACGGTTAATTTATGTTGTCGTGGCTGCCATCAAAAAGCTACACAATTTAAAACAAATAAAAACTTAGATATGAGTACAGAAAATTCAAATACCAAACAGCCACACACTACAGATAGTATTATGCTTTCGGTGGTTAAAGTCGATTTTTCAAAACTTATCGGTAATAAATATCCACTTGAAACTAAAATGGCAATATTGGACTGGATGCTTAAGACAGGCAAGGGGTTTGACCACCAACACGGATGGAATAGAAATGGGATTAATAAATCTTTACTTGATTATTCAGCAAACAATCACAATACTCCTGTTTGTTTGCCAAAAAACAAAGATTATAATTTATTTTTTGATGCCTTATTTGCAAGAGCTGTTTATGCACAAGAAAATAAACCTCTAAAAAAATGGAGAGAAAAGGAATCCGTTAAGCCAAACAAGTATCGTATGTTAAAATTTAACGATGCGGTTCCAGTATGTGAGCAAAAATATTTTTCATGGCTTATTGGAGATATTTTTAAGTTTGATGGAAAGCTTCTGAAAAAGAAATTACATCATCCTGAATATTTAAACCGAACCGAACCAAAAATACTCTGGATATCAATTTCCACAATTGGAAATGGTTGGATGGTTCAATATCAATTTTCATTTAAAGAATATAATTATGAACCAGGTTGGACAAATGGTTATCATCAAAATGAAAATGAATCTATTTGGAAATTTCTAAAACGCAGCTATGATGAATTATGTACTGTCATAGCTAAAACATAACGGTTTATGTATGGAAAGCATACAACAAGCGAATAAATACCATATAAAAAAATATTAACTAAAAATAATGATATGAAAAGAATGAAACTTTATAATCGGAAACAAACAATTAGAGCTATGAAAGTAGCTTTTATTACACTCATAGTTATTATAGCTGCCGTTCTTATTTTAATAAATTGCTCTTCTTTTTAACTTATGATAATATTTGTTAAACTATAATCAAAAAAACATGAATAATTTAGAAAATACAACCGGACAACCTCCTAAATGGGAGCACAAAATTGTAATAGATAAATACTTAGGTTATGGTATTATGGATGAAATAAACCAACTTGGACAACAGGGATGGGAAATGGTTTCATCTACTAGTGTTGTAGTTGAAGGTACAACTACTCAAATAAATTATTTGTTCAAGAGGCTTAAAAGACAATCATTAAACAATTAAGATGTACCTAGGATTATGAAAAAGCAGCAATTTACCAATATTTTAATAACATGTTTTCAAACATTACATAAATGTGGCCCATAAAAAATGCATTTTATATGAAAGTTTTATGATTTTATAGTTGATTATTCAAATATTAATGTTATATTTGTTAAAGAAAACAATGAGATATTAATTTAAAACTTGAGCATTTAAAATGGAATCCAGAGGCTGATTTTTTAAAGCCAATGATTGAAAGAAGAAAAACAGAATTAACTCAGTTGCAAGAAAGATTAGATTACTTATTTGAAAAAACTTGTTAAAATGGGAGCAGGAGGAAAAAGAGAAGGAGCGGGGCGCAAGCCTTGTTCCGATAAAAAACAAACAGTTGCTTTATATATAGAAACTTCAATTATTAACGCACTTGGTGGCCTTGAAAGCACAAAGCAAATCCTTTATAGTTTTGCAAAAACTGAGGCGGGTTGGGAAAAGAATAAGAATACTTGTACTAAATCTTATGAATGCGTTATTGACCAACAAAGTGATCTGCTAAAGGCTTGGCTGGTATGGAGATTAAAGCATCCGTATAGTGATTTCAGCACACAGGATTATGATATAGGAGAATTTTTAAAAGCCTATAATGATTAGAAAATGATATTATTACATAACAATTTAAAACTATTGAATTATGAAAACAAGCAAAAAAGAGATAGATTATTCATATATCAACAATAATAATTTTACCAAAGATGCGCGCAAGCACACATCATGCAACCACGAGCTTGCTAAAGATGAAATTTGGTTAGGTAATACAAGTGGAGTTGATATTCCTAAACACTATGCTTCATTAAAGACTGTTAGATTGGGAGAGCAAGCATATTGTATAAAAGGAAAGCCTTTAAGTAGGGATTATTACAGACCATTGATTCTGAACAAATCCGAGCAAGCTCAACACGAGGAAATATGTAAGAAAAGATTTATAGAGGCTCAAATGAGATACAATTAGTAGTATTTGAGATAACAAAAAAAATAAATTAACCTGCCTTTGCTCCTTTAGAAGTCTGGAGTTTGGGGAACAAACAAACATAAAACATCATGAAATCTCTTAATGAAAACTTAGCTAAAAAAATACCAGCGATAATTACATCGATCACTCTAGCTGTTGTAGCATATTTTTTATTATCATGTTCGAATCCTCAACAATTAACCGAGCCTAATTATAACGATAGAATTGTTGTAGGATATTCAAAGAACATGAAGTATTACAAAGTTGTCGATCAGAATGAGATTTCTAGAACGGATATCCGTATTGATAGTATTGTTAGGCCTGTAGGTTCTGTTTTTATTTCAAAAAACAGGGGTGTTTATTGTAGATATTAGTGAAATTTTAAGCGGCTTACTTTTACCGCATGTTAGCAAATCGTAAAGCGAACGGATTATGAGCAAGAAATTATATTTTAAGGATGGCGATGATGAAAAATGTTTCCAATTAAGCTACTTTAAATGGCTACTTGACTATGATAACTTAGATGAAATTACTGTGTGTGAAGCGCAACCGCAAGATGTAGAAGGTTTCTTTTGGTGTAGGGAATACGAAACTGCTATGGATAAAAACGAAGGTGGTTGCGGGTGGAGTTGCAAAGGATACTTACCTCGAAATGGTTTTAATGGTTGCTGTAAACATTACTCACTTAAATTTTATGAACCGACATGTAAATGTTTAACGATACGCAAGTGAGCGTATGTTTGCTAACAAGCGAATAAATACCACGTACGAACACGTACAGTAAAAAATATTTTGGTTTAAAAAACTCAAAAACAAAAATAAAGATGGGAGTTGATGCAAAATTATTAAACAAAAAAACTGGAGATAAAATATACATTGACAGGTATTACAATCTACAGAATAATTATACACATTACTTTGATGAAGCTAATAAGTTGAGTGGAGATGGAATGGAACGAGATGAGCTTGTTGAATTATGTGATGATTTGATAACATTATCCCATTTAAGTACAGAAATGTTAATAGATATACGCGATAATGTGAAAAAATTAAATAAAGAAGATAGGTTTATCATTATAGATGAAAATAATGATAAATACTGATATGTGTAGCCTTTTATTGCCTACAACGCGAATAAATATTTTAGAATTTATTTTAAAACTCAAAAAACTATGAAAGCTAAATTAGAACAAGAATGGCGAGTATATTACATAAAGCATCAGATAGCTTGTGCCAAAAAAGCTGGAATTGAAGTGATAATCAAATGTCCAACTAAAATGAATTGATATGTTGTCCTTAAAAAAAAAATAATGAAACGAATTTATATAAGTGGAAAAATAACAGGTTTAGACACTCTTGAAGCAGCAAGAAAGTTTCAAGATGCAGAACATTACCTAATCATGAATTATGATAACGTAGAGATTGTGAATCCTATGAGAAAAGTACCTCATAAAAAAGAAAAGACGTGGGAACAATGCATGATTGGAGATATAAGCTTATTGTTTGGATGCGATACTATTTATATGCTTGATAATTGGGAAAGTTCGAAAGGAGCAAGAATAGAATGTAGTATAGCAAAAGAAATGAGTAAGAATATATTATTTCAAAGTGCGTTGGGAAATTAACGCTAAATCTAAATTAATACAGTACGAATTATGAAAAAGATAGATAAAATATTTGATGACCTACATTACGAGCTGATAACTGAGAAGCAAGCAAAACAGCAAGTGTTGGATTTATTTAGTATTAGCGGTTGTTACTCAATAACATTTGGTAGGGACTTGAAATGTAAAGTAAAAGTTACAAATGGTGCACCAGAGGTTGAAGCCGCCATGAATGGTTGGGGCGACAATATAAGTTTAAGCGATATTTCAGTAGATAAACTGCAATTACCGCTAACACGCGAATAAATACCACGTGCGATTACGTACAGTGGGTAAAATAAATAATGATAATAAAATGGAAAAGAATTAAATATAAAACATGGAAAAATACAAGATTGCCGGACATAAGGTAGAGTTAATTAATGAGGATTGTTTGATATTCGGCCCTTATGCAATTGGGCTTCCTTTAGTTTTAGAGAAGATTGATAAAGGGGATAAGAAAATAATCATGCATGATGGTGTCGAGATACCAATATCTCAACTAAAAGAAATTCAAGCTTGGATTAAAACATTAACGTTATGACACAAGAACAGATTGAAAAAGTAAATGGTATAGCAAATAAGCTTGCAAAAGAATTGTGGAGAAGTGAACACTTGGAATGCTTCGGGAACCTTGAAATTAAGCTACAAGAAATAGTTAAAAATTTAACTATACCTGATGTTGGCGAATCGGATTGTGTCCATTGTGGTGGTTCTGGTGAATTAGCTGGCGGTTTGGTAGGTTGTCACTATTGTGGCAACTATTAATAGCAAGCTGTTTGCTAACGTATTGTAATATGAAATAGGGCGAGATAACCAACAGAAATTGATTAAATGAACGATAAAAAAAAGGGGAGGCCAATTGGTATATTATATAATGACCATTTCCAAAATTCAAAGAAATATGGAACTCCGAAAGCGCAATTAATTATTGCTGATGTACCATATAATTTAGGCAATAATGCCTATGCAAGTAATCCAGCTTGGTATAAAGATGGAGACAATAAAAATGGTGAAAGCGATCTTGCAGGAAAGGAGTTTTTTGATACTGACAAAAATTTTAATCCTGCTGAATTTATGCACTTTTGTAGTAAGATGCTAAGACCTGAACCAAAGGAAAAAGGACAAGCACCTGCAATGCTTTTATTTTGTGCTTTTGACCAGCAAATGTATTTTATAGAATTGGCTAAAAGATATGGATTAAAAAACCACATCAATTTAGTATTTCGAAAAAACTTTTCAGCTCAGGTTTTAAAAGCAAACATGAAAATTGTAGGTAATTGTGAATATGGATTGTGTTTATACCGGGAAAAGCTGCCAAAATTTAACAATAAAGGCAAAATGATATTTAACTGTATTGATTGGGAGAAAGATCCAAATACAGTTAAGAAATTACACCCAACTCAAAAACCTATTGGATTATTGAAAAGATTAATTGAAATATTTACAGATGAAGGAGAGGTAATAATAGACCCTTGCGCAGGTAGTGGTAGTAGTTTAGTGGCGGCTATCCAATGTAATAGAAAAGCATATGGTTTTGAGATAAAGAAAAATTTTTATACTGATGCTAATAACTGGATAAATGAAACATTGCAAGATAAATTAGATATTGAGCGATATGGATTTGCTAAAACAAGAATCGAAAAAGAAGGTGCAACTTTATTTTCATAATGCTTTTGTAAAAGCAAGTATGGAGTTATAAAACTCAATTATAGGTGACACATATCACCACAACAATTCAAACATTATTTGCGCTATATCGTATACTCTAATAAAAACTATCATGAATTACGAAGCGCACATACAGGTTTTCACAAAAACAATTATTCCTAATGCCACTTTTGAAGCATTAGCGGAGCTAGAGCAAGAATTCAAAGCTCAGTATGATAAAGTTGAAACTATTATATACAAAGCAATAAAAACTAAAATTGAACAACATGAAAAATATAGCAATTAAATCAGCCGAACAAGGAATAGCCTTATTCAACACTAATCACGGCGAATTCATAACTTCAGTAGAAGATCTCAGTCCATCAGCTAAACTAGCTCGCGCTATAATATTAACAATATCGCATCCTGGAGAGGTTAGTTTTGATAGTGGTAAAGGTGATTGTGAGTTGTTTTAACGTTTTGTGTAAGGCATCGTTGCGATTTTATAACTTAAACACAAAGAAATGAATAAAGCAAAATCAGGAACCCAGACAGATGGCAAAGAACTAGCTAAGCAATGTGCTTTACATGTTGTTAGTGAGAGTAATTTGTTTGAATGCCCTGCGTGTGATCAAGTAGCATGTGAGGTTGTTGAAGAATTTATAAGCAAGGCAAACGAAAAAAGAAGCTACGATATAGATGTTACGCACTGCGTTTGTAGAAATTGTGGTCATAGTTGGTGGGATTAATCATTCTTGCTAACAAGCGAATAAATACCATGTACAATTTCGTACATTAAAAACTAAAACATGATAGTATTAATTGTAGTATTTTTAACTATTCCTTTCTTCTCAGCATTTATTTTTATTTCAAAATATGCAAGAGATTTGAAAGATGACAATGAAAGTATTTATAATCAGATTATAAAATAAATCTTTTTATGTAAACATGACAAATATCATTGAAATACCTGATTATTGGTGTTATTTTTATCTCAAACAAAAATCAAGGATATGAAAATTATAGAAGCAATAAACGCCGATACCGATATGTGTGAAATAGAATTATCAATAGGTGATGATCGGATGTCTAAAGAAGATAGAGAAGCTAACGTAACTGTTTACTTTGATTGGGAATGGGACGACGGCAGAAGAGTTGTAAGTGAGATTAAACCAGTAAGAATGGAGGATATTCACTTCTATGAAAACCCAGGAAACTACTTTGCCGTTTTAAATTGGGCTAAAGAATTGGTGACTATTGACTATATTGAAAACGTAATTAATTAATCCTTAATAATATGAAAACACATTGGAAGAAACTCGAAAACCCCGATTACATAGGAGCGTATAGTTTAGACGATGGCAAAGATTTAATAGTAACAGTCGAAAGTGTCAAGCGCGAAATGGTGACTGGCCAAGGAGGTAAAAAAGAGGAATGTACGATAGCCTATCTTAAAGGTCAGAAACCCTTTATATTGAATAGAACTAACATGAAAATGATTCAAAAGATTTACGGCACTCCATATATTGAGGAATGGGTAGGTAAAAAGTTGACTTTGTATGTTGCTAAGATTAGGGCATTTGGCGAAGATAATGTTGAATGCCTAAGAATACGCGAACAAGCTCCAGTAAAGCCAGATTTCAACCCCAATCATGCTAAGTGGAGTGGTGCGATAAAAGCAATAAAGGATGGAAGTTTTACTATCGATAAATTAAAAGAGATATACACTATTAGTAAGGAAAATGAAAAACTACTCAATGAAAGTATTTAAAATAAGATGTAGTGCGATTGGCAAAATAATGGCTGGAAATATAGGTCTTACTGCTAATCAAGAAATAGATTTGCAAACACTGTCTGAAAAACCAACCTTAACTGCTAAGCAGGAAATAAAATTAAACGAACTTAAGCATAAAAAAGCAAATCCTGAGTTACCTGAAACAATGAAATCATATTGTAAATTATGGCTGAAAGAGCAAATTTATAATAGAGGTGTACATTTCAGCAATAAATATACCGACAAGGGTAATGTGATGGAAAATGATAGCATTGATTTCATTGCTAAGATGCTTGATTATGGTATGTTAATGAAAAACAATACGGAGTTTGAGAACGATTACATTATTGGAACTCCAGATATCATACTACCTGACTGCGTTATTGACGCTAAAAACTCATGGGATTTTGCAACATTTCCATTACTCGAAGATAAGCCAACAACAAAGGATTATCCGTGGCAATTACAAGGTTACATGGATCTAACAAATCATAAGTATGCGAAACTGTGCTATGTATTGTCGAACACTCCTGATCATTTAATTGAGCGAGAAGCAAGAATATTCACAATGGATAATGGATATGAAGAATTGGATGCAGCTACCTACAAGGAAGTGTATGATAGAATGAATTATGATGATATAGATGATAAGCTCCGAATAAAAACGTTTGAGTACGAAAGAGACCAAGATGCGATTAATGAAGTTTACGAGCGCGTCAAGTTGTGTCGTAAGTATATTGATTCTTTAATTAAAAAGTTGCCAAAATGAGCGTAAGAATAGAAATAGACGAACGCCCGGGTTAAACTGGCTAATGAAAAATCTAAACATTGAAAAGTAATGGCAAAAACTAAAAATTATTTATTAGTAAAAAGGGGTGAAAATTTAGTACCTTTAAGTACTGAAGATGGTTTAGCTATAGCAGGTTTAAAAGAAGGTGAAATGGTTGCTTGTCTTATTGGTGATGTTAGGGAAGTGTGGAGACATAGAAAGTACTTTAAGCTTCTCAAAGAAGTAATCAACCATATGCCAGAAGAATTATCTGATAAATACCCCAAGCCTGAAAACCTTTTGGATGAATTGAAGTTGCAAATGGGTTATTATAAAAAACATTACACATTGTCAGGTAGAGAAATTTACAAGCCAGATTCAATAAGTTTTGAATCTATGGGTGAAAAAAAATTCATTGAGTTTGTAAATGATTCTAAAAATTTAATTTTGAAGTATTTTTTAGTCGGCATAAGTGTTGAGCAATTTGATAAAAATTTTATGAGTTTAATATTCGGATAATTATGAAAGAATTATTAAAAACACTTGAAGAAATAAAAGAGTGGCAAATGAACCATGTACGACTTGCAAGAACAACAGAAGTTTACAAACTTGCTGAAAAAGCACAACAGCAGTTAAAAATTTTAAATACACCTGTTGTAGAACAAGCGAATGGACAACCGGATGACAAGTATTACTTACATGTTAGCCATAGATGGGTTATTTATAAGAAAAAACGACCTGATGAAGATAATAAAGTTTATAAAACATTGAATGCGGATCTAAAGGTTAATTATACGCTTTACAGTTGCGGCAGGTGGTGTACTGAACAAGGAGAACCAGAAATAATAGGGTGGTTAGATGCAAATGAGGATGATATAAATGAGTTTTGCGAGTGCTATGAATAGTGCGCCCTCGCATACGCACTATCTTAAATAAAATTTAATAATCTCCACGAACTGCGAGCGTGGGCAATACTTAATAAAATGGAACATGAATTTAAAATAACAAAAGAAATTGAAGCATGTGGTAAAGTATGGTTTCATGTAACTGTTAATGGGGATCACCAAGCAAGCCGAAAGACGTATGAAGAAGCTAAAGAAATGCTTGAAAAATGTAAAAACAATGTAAGGCGATGGAAGGCAGAAAAATATAAGGAGGTTGTTTATTTAGAGAGGTGGGATGGATAAAACTTTAACAAAATGAAAGATAATAGAGTGTATGTAATTAAAAACAAAATAAAATATTATGGCAGGTTGTGAAAAATGTTGGGGTGATGCTTATATGAGAACATTAAGTGACCCGACGAAAAACCAGCATGAACATTATGTTGATCTGCTAGAAGAAAGATATAATACACCATGTTCAGCTGAGGAACAAGCAGGTAACGATGCTGACTTTTGTCCTAAATGCGAAAGGAATACAGTACATCAACACACACACAAGTGCGTGATATGTGAGTGGAGTAGCAAGTAATTAATACTAACGTTGAGCGTATGGTTTCGTAAGCCATGCACCAACGATTCAAATTTAGCAATAACTTCACTGGCTTATGAACTATACGCATTGTTAGCGTTTCGTTTTTGAGCGGTGGCAAAACAGGATAAAATGACAAGAGAAGAACATTTATTAGTGATACTTGGCGAGGAGTGTAGCGAAGTTGCGAAAGAAACAGCTAAAGCACTTAGGTTTGGGTTGGATGACAAAGAACCCGGACAGGATAAAACCAACAGGCAAAAAATAGCAACTGAGTTCAACGACCTTTTTGCAGTTGTGAGAATACTTATTGATGACGGAATACTTAATGATAAAGAAGTTATTGTCGTTGAGCAAATGGAAGCTAAAATGCAAAAAGTAGAGAAGTACTTAAAGTATTCAAAGAGTGTTGGCAAATGAACGCTAACAAGCGAATAAATACCACGTACGATTTCGTACGCTAAAAACTAAACAATATATGCACGCAGACACAATAAAAAAATATGCTAATAGAAATTATAACTGGTTGCACGAGAAGGCTAAGTTTTACTTTCACAGATTCATAAGACTGAGAGATTGTGATGACTACGGAAACTCAATTTGCATAGCAACTGGTAAGCCGATAAGATATGGGGTCAATCTTCAGGCCGGACATTACTTTTCAGCGGGAAAATACAAAGCTCTGGAATTCAATGAAGATAACGTTCATGGACAGAGTTTACAGGATAATTATTATGGGCATGACTTTGCATCTTACGCTAGGAATCTAAAAAATAAAATAGGGGTTGAAAGATTTGAAAAATTAGAACAATTAGCTGCTATTTCAAAAAGAACTCCATTTAAGCAAGACAGATACTTAATAATTGATATAATTGAAACTTACAAAGTGAAGGTAAAAAAGTTATCAAAAGAAAAAATGTTTAAAGTATGACAAATATCATTGAAATAGGTTGTTTTAATAACTAAATTGCCTACGAACGAGAATATTAACTTATAAAACACTGAAAATTTAACAAAATAAAACAATGGAAAACTTAACAGCATTATTAGAAAATTTAGCAAAAAAATTAGGAACAACGACCGAATATTTATGGGGTATCTTAATAAAACAAGCCTCCATAAGTGCAACTACAAATTTAATTTACTTTGTACTTCTAATACTTAGCGGGGTAACTTTGTATAAAATTTACAAAAGATTAATGAAAAAAGATGAAGACGGAAACGATATCTACTGCGATCTAGAAGAGAGGGCAATTATTCCCATGATTATAGCTGTTATTATTTGGTCTATAATATTTATTATCTACTTCTTTGAATTAGAAGACGTTATTAACGGATTCTTAAACCCTGAGTACTGGGCATTAAGTGAAGTATCGAGACTATTCAAGTAATGTTTGAGAAATGTAAAATAATCAAAATTATGAAACATATAAATTTAATTGTCAGGACAGTAATCTGCCTATCTCTAGTGCTATCAAGCGCTGTTGCGCTAGGACAAGATAAACGACTTTATGTAGAAGTTGTAGATACAATTGAAACAGCTTACTATACTTATTATATTGGAGAATGGAATAGGTTTTCGAGTCTGCCAGTTATAGAAAAAGATAGTATAGGTATAGATAGTATTAGGATAATCAAATTATTTTATATTGAGGAATATGACCCATATATAAGTATAAGAGCTAAAAGCGACACTATTTTACCGTATGCAATCCGCAAAGTCTACCTACAATTTCAGCAAAAAGAATATATTAACGGGTGTAGTAGTTATTTTTCTAGTGTTGGTGGGTTGTAACATTACAAATAACATAACTTTAATAATAACTAATTTATGAGACTAAGAAGAATATGGGAATTACCAGTTAAAAAATTTGATGGTGATATGATAGATAATTGTTTTTACGTAAAAGACTTATACGCGCCAGAGTATTACGTGAAGATGAGCGAAATATTTGATTGGATTAAAGAAAAGGCAGAAACAACAGGTTTGACTGTTGAGCTAAAAGATAACAATATAATGTTTATTAGCGGTTCGTGCTTATCACGAGAAGAAGATGAATACCACAAGAAAAATAGTATCTCAAATGTTAGCGGAGTTGGTATTATGCCTTGGTTGATTTGTCACTATAACGAAAGAGAAGGTGGATATTTGACTGTTGGTAAAATATACCAAGCAGTTTCTATTAATGAAGATGGTTGGATAATAAAGGACGACAGTGGTGGTTATAATATATATAGTAGTGCCTACTTAAATAAGGTATAACTTTGAGTATAAAAATCTGATGAGGTACGAACTTGTTTTATATAGTGTTACCCATCGTTAATTATTATGAAGCCATGATTGCTAACGGTTGCCTATGTATCGTATGACGATAGGAATATGGATATATAGCTATTGTTAGCATTAGTACGGATTGAATAAACAAAAAACTTAATAAAATGACAAGAACAGAAATTAGAGATTTAGTAGTAAAGGCAGTTGTAAATACGGAAGAACTTACAAATGTAACTGATACTATTTTTAAGGAAATAGGTGATGCTTACAATAAAGGATTTAATCAAGGCAAACGAGTACTAATAAAAATTTAAAATACACAACCGATGGCGAAAAAAGTTTTTATAAAGTACCAGCATATTGAGAGATTATTTGTATATTTACAATATGATTGGAATATATAAAATTATAAATACAGCAAATGGCAAGTATTACATAGGCAGTTCTATTAACATAGATTACCGAATAAAATCACACTTTAAATGTTTAAGAGGTCAGTATCATAAAAATACACATCTACAAAATGCGTTTAATAAATACGGTGAAAAATCATTTGTTTCAGAAATAATTGAAATCTGCAATAAAGAGGATTTACTTAAATTAGAAACATCGCATATATTAAGTGCAGAATCTTACAAGCGTAAAATAGGGTACAACATACTAATTAATGCAGAACATTCAAGGTTAGGCATAAAGCATACACAAGAAGCTAAAGATAAAATATCAGAAGCTTTTAAGGGTAAGAAATTAAGTAAAGAACATAGAGACAAAGTTTGTCAAAATTTAATAAATGGTAGTTTGTTAACAGACGAACAGAAAAAAAGAATTAGCAATAAAAATAGGAGATTTAATGAGTTGGATATAAATAATATTATAGACCTGTATAAAATAGGAAAAACACAGCGAGAAATAAGCAATATCTATAAATGCAGCAAGACAACTACCAATAAGTTATTTAAACAATTATTTGAATCAGGAACATTAAAAAAACGAAAGAATGGAGTTTAAGAAATATATGCACATAGAGCGTTTCGGTACTACAGAAGTACAAAATATTGAATTAGGAGAATGTTATATTTTCCCTAAAATAGATGGAACAAATTCTAGTATATGGTTAGATGAAAACGGAGAGCTACAAGCAGGAAGCCGTAAACGGCATTTAAGAATAGATGATGATAACGCTGGTTTTTGTAAATGGGCTAAAGAACAACCTAATTTACTGGCTTATTTAAAAGAAAATCCAACGCATAGACTGTTCGGTGAATGGCTTGTGCCTCATAGTTTAAAAACATACCGCGATGATGCATGGAGACGTTTTTATGTGTTTGACGTTGCTTTAGATAAAGATGTAAGCGAAGTTAAGCACGAAGGAGATAGCTTGCTTAAATATTTGCATTACCACGAATACAAACCTTTAATTGAAAAACATTTTATTGATTATATACCACCATTGGCAATTATTGAACGTGCAAGCTACGAACAATTTATTAAACAGCTTGAAAAGAATGTGTTTTTAATTGAGGATGGCAAAGGAGCTGGAGAAGGTATTGTAATTAAGAACTACGATTTTTCTAACCGATATGGACGGCAAACTTGGGCTAAAATTGTAACCTCTGAGTTTAAAGAAAAACACAGCAAAACAATGGGTGCGCCAAAAGTTGAAGGTAAAAAGATGGTTGAAGAAGAAATTGCAAAGAAATATGTAACTACTGCACTTTGCGAGAAAGTGAAAGCTAAAATTGAGCTTGATAACGATGGGTTTAGTAGTAAACAAATACCAAGGCTCTTAAACACTGTTTATTATGATGTGGTAAAAGAGGAAAGTTGGAATTTTGTAAAAGAGTTTAAGAACCCGACTATTAATTATAAGACACTACAACACTTTATTTTTGCACAAGTGAAAATATGTGTTCCGATATTATTTTAATCAGCTTTAATTTAATAATAAAATAGCGTATTATGAGAGTATTATTTTTTTATAACTGAATAAATACCACTTGGCAATGAATATATAGTAATGATGAATTAATTTCGATCTATAACTATTGACTTATGTTATATAATTTTGTATATTCGTGTTTTCATAGTAAGGTTAATGATGGTTTTCATAATTAGTTTTCCCCGAGCTGCTAAGCCTTAGTAGCTCGGGGTTTTTTGTTTATAAACTTTAAAAACATGACATTTATCATTGTTATAGATATAAAAAGCCTATACCTTGGCTGAGTATTAACCAACATAAATAATATGGAATGGATAAAGCAGATGTTAAAAAAGCCTGTTAAGATAGATTTATCAAACGTATCTATCACGGAAAGAGTTAACGCCCCACTTCATTTAAGATTACGCAGATACAAAGATATTAAACGAGAAACAAGCGAATACACAGAATGGGTTCATTGCAATGATGACAAACTCACATCCGGCTGGCATAGTTATTCCACTGAAATAAAATTGATTCCATTTAGTGAGTATTGCAGGAGATTTTATTACGGAACACTTGATAAAGTAAGTGATACTAGTAAAGCTCACAAATCAATTCATCATAAATTGCGTGACCAAATAGTTATACATTAGATTTTAATTGAAATACAAATTTTAAAAAACACGAGTGTGGAAAAAGAATTTACAAGAGAGCAAAACCCTAACTTTTTTAAGCTGTGGGATTTGAAATGTGTGAAGCGTTGGCGTGATGACCAAAAGCACCTGAAAGATTGGTATAGCTATAAAATATACGCTAAGACTACAAAAGATTTAGAAATGAGTGTATGGAATGGCACGCATCCAGTTAAAGAAAATACCACCAAACATATTTGCAAGGCAGGAACTAAAGTTATGGTTTGGATGGTAAGCAGATTCGGAGATGTTGGAGTAACAGATAATTTAGAAGCACCTAAAGGATATGATGTGAGAGGATTGAATGCCGACATTGACTTAACCGATTATGAGTTTATAGAACTGGGTGCCATTTAATTTGCAGCAACTTTAATTAAACACAGTGTAATGAAAGAAAGATATGGCACTATGCCAGATAAAATAACTAATGAAGGTAATAGAATTTTACTTGAATGGTTTGATAATTTCGACTCTTGGTCTGATTACTATACCTCAAACATCGATAATTGGGAATACAAGATAATTCAATTGTTATTTGAATGGCATTTTGACGTATTTGATTTACATTCAAAGAACCTTTGTTTCTATTACGATGAATTAAACTAAACTAAACAAAGATAAGTAATGGAGGGATTTTATGCACAGCATGTGCAGCATGTTAAGCCTGATTGTTGGGTTGAAGGTGTTTTGACTTATATAAACGACAAAGATATTAAGAAAAAATTAATCAAACTTAATAAAGAAGGTAGATTAACATATATAGAACATTGCGGACGGTTGGAGTATTTTGATATTAACGGAAATATACGACCAATCGAACCTGTCACTTTAAGCAATGGCAAAAAATACCTCAGGCCAAGAAGAGAGCATGAACATAATTTATGTTTCCAGTACATACCTCGCAATCAAACTACAGAAGGTTACAAATACATAACTCTTAAGATAGAAGATGAAACTATTTAACATAATATTATTAATATTCATTTTAGGATGCAGTAATGAGCGATAAGGTTGAGTTTATATACACAGAAGGGAAATTAGTTTATATAGTCTATAGTTTAAAATGGTGGCGTAGGGCTTTAAACTTCTTTTATCCATTTTTTAAAACATTTACGATTATAGATAACTTAGAAGCTAACGATATTGTAATAGTTGACCAAGATGGGTATAATGTGAAAAAGAAAAGCCTTGCATTTACACCAAAGCCAGGAACATATGAAATAGAGGTTGAAGAATTGACAGGTGGCAGCGTCTCAGGTTCAAGCGATACAGTAAAAGAATATTTTAGCACTACAGGAAATATAAACACTAATTATAAATAAAATTGCAAAAACATGACAAATATCATAGTTTTAATGCAACAAAACTATTACTTTTATCGTATAATTAATTAGAGACAAACACAAGAAACTAGCAGTTATGACAAGGATATTAATAGGAGGCCAAGCATTAAGAGAATTAGGAAGCGATAGACATACAAATGATGTTGATTACTTAGTTAACGACACATCAACAAAAGATGCATTTATAACTTCTGAAAAAGTTGATTTAATTAACGCGAATGGCAACAAGTTTTTTGCTGAAGTATTTAAAATTGAAGAAGGCAACAAAATAGCAACCCCTCAGAGTTTATTAGAGCTAAAAGCTTATTCATTCGTTCAACACTGCCAAAATTTTAACTGGGCAAAAGTTGACTCAACAGAATACGATATTAAATTCTTAGTTCGCAAATTTAATCTAAAATCTATTAAGATAGCAAATAAGTACATGACATCAGGTGAATTATCTGAAATAAATAAAATTATAAATTCAGTTAAATTTTAAAAACTAGCAACTATGAAAACTTTAGAGATTTTAAAAACAAGAAAAGAAGAAATCGTCGAAGCAACTTTAGAAGTAATGCCACAAGCCTTGAGTGGAGACCAAGCAAACAGAACTTTTTTCTTTGAAGTGGATGAAGAAACAAATGAGTTAATAGTTGATTATCTATACTATCTAGGAAATCAATATTTTAGCGATAATTGCTTTTATACAATTCCAAGCCACGAAACTCCAGATCCAGAAGATTATGGTTATGATTCAATCGAAGAAATGGATTTTGATTTTTGCGGTTATAGAGAATTTATTGAATATAGTATTAATAGTAATATTGCGGATTTAGAAGTACTGGAATTAAATACAATCTGTTAGTTTCCTGCTAGTTTCTAGCAGATTTAATCCCCGTTTCGTAATGTCACGGGGATTTTGTATATTTGCATATGTTTAATTGTAAGACAAAATAAGAAAAGCATTAACGCTAGGACATACGAATAAACAAATTAAAGACATGGCTTATTCACATAAAGAAAAGGAATTAATGTTTGATAAAATGATAGACTATATAAGCAATGGTATGTCATTACGTACAGCATTAAAGCAAGAGGATGTGTTTAGTAAAACTATTTGGGATGAATTAATAAAAGATGAAAAAAAAAATACACGATACGCGCGCGCGTGTGCAGAGAGGGCAGATGCTATTTTTGAGGAAATAATTGAGATTGCCGATAATTCGGGTAATGACAAAATAGATTTAGGTGATGGAATTGAAGGCGTTAATCATGAAGCAATACAAAGAGATAGATTAAGAGTTGATGCTAGAAAATGGGCGGTATCAAAAATGAACCCGAAAAAGTACGGTGATAAATTAGGGTTAGAGCACTCAGGAGAGATAAAGACATCACCTTTAACTCCCGAAGCTGCAAAAGCTATAGACACTAACCTAAAAGAATCTATTTAATGGATTTTGATAATCTAACAAATGATGAGATTTCAGTAGCTAGGTATAATTGTAATAAATCGCTGTTATATTTTACTAGATTTTGGTTTAGATTATTAAGAGGCTCAAAATTTATAGTCAATTGGCACCATAAGGATATATGTGAACAATTAGAAAGAGTTCAAAATTACGAATTAGAGTACTTAGGTATTAATATTCCTCCTAGGTTCAGTAAGACAGAATTAGCTGGGGTTAACTTTATTGCCCGGGGTATAGGAATGAACCCAAGCGGTAATTACCTTTATATTACAGCATCTGACGAATTACGCTCCGAAACATCGATAAGAATAAGAGACATAGTTTCTCACCCTGTATTTAACCGAATGTATGGGGTGGAAATGAAAGCCGACCAAAAGAGTAAAAACTTATGGAGAACAAAGCAGGGGGGAGGACTTAAAACTGCAACTGTATCTGGTCAAATAACTGGCTTTGGAGCTGGGCAAATGATAGACCATAGTAAAGAGTTGGAGGATTATATAAGGGAGTTCGAAGGATGCATAGTGTTAGACGACCTCAATAAAACAGATGACGCTGAAATGCTTAATGCTAATAACACGAAGGTAGCTAGGGTTATAGGAAACACGATTCTAAGTCGCGTAAACAGCCATGACACGCCAATAATAAACATACAACAAAGAGCTGGAACTGAGGATGCAACAGAATATTTTAATGAACTTTATAGAGATAATGATAAAGCCGTAAATTTAGTCTATCCCATAATCTATAAAGGTGAAAGTTTATGGCCTTGGAAATTTCCAATGAAAAAAATCGAAGATTTAAAGAATAACCCTAAAACATCGCATACTTTTGAAACTCAATACATGCAGAATCCATTGCCGTTGGAAGGATTAGTATATCCCAATAAATTTCAAACATATAAGGAATTACCTAAAGAGATTATCCAGGAAGATGGGAAAGATGTTGTTAGGTTGGTGGGTTGGTGTTTAGGTATAGTAGATTCGGCGGACAAAGGCGCAGACCATTTCTCAGCCCCCATTCTTCAAATTGTGGGCAACAGAATGTATTTAAAGGATGTTGTGTTTAACACAGATGAACTCATAACGCAAGAGGATAAAATAGTTCAAAAGACCAAACAAAATAATGTTATTAAATGGGTGATAGAAACAAATCACGCCGGAAATTACTTTTCTGGTAGAGTAAGGAAACTTTTGCCTGATATTGAAGTGTTTGGCCAATGGTCTAGTACTAATAAAATGGGGCGTATTTTGGTTAGCGCTGGATTTTTAAATAAATATTTATTCGTCCCTGAAAACCCCAATCATGAAATGAGTTTATTTTTAAATGAATGTTACAAACTACTTAAGACGTCGACTAAAAAAGATGACGCTCCAGACTCTTTAAGTATTGGAGTTGCTCATCTTGAAAAATATCATGGAATTTTTAACGAATAAAACTAAATAATTATGAAAAGAATAGGTAAGATTAAAATATCGGACTCATTTTTTAAAGATGAGCTTATTATAGATTTAGCACCATTATTCAGTAAGTTTATACCAATACATATAGAACATAGATTTCATCATAGAGATTGTGTTTATACTGGATATTGTGCTGATTTTGATAAAGTAGAAGATGTAATTGCAATACCGTATTACACATGTACTATGAAAAAAGATGGAGATACAATTGAAATATCATTTAATAAAGAAAACTAAATAATTATGAAATATAAATTAGCCAAAGCAGGCTTATTAGATTGGATATCTAAAAATAAAGTTAGATACTTTAACAATAAGCCGAAGGCGTCTAAAAGACCAAAATCCATTGCAAATTATGTAAATTATATTACTCACGGCATGGCAGTAATACAGCATCATACAGAAACTAGCTGTAGGCCATGTAAATTAATACTTACAGATATGCCAGTAATAAAGCGTAAAAAATATTTTAAAGTGATACATTATAAACAAAGTGCTTATAAGTGCGCTTATTGCGGCTGGGAAAGTGAAATAATTACAGAAAAAATAAACTAAAAATTATGGAAGGAAAATATTTAATTACGACGGATAATTGGTTCTATGCGCCAGACGGCTTACAATATAGGGCGGTATGGGGTAACGTATCAATAATAGAAGATGTATTTCTAGGATTAAAAACCAATAGAAACAGCACTAATTGGTACGCCAAGATAGGTTCAGATAAAAATCACTGTATTGTAGCAGGGTGTCAAATATATTACGCTGTTAAATGCGATTCAAAGCCAAATATAAATGATGTTGAAGATTATTCAGCTGATGCAGAAAAAGGTAAGCAGTGTTACACAAGACGCACTAATATTTATATAGCAGAATAACAGTAAAAAAAATAAGAAATGATTATGAGAAAACATAAACCATCAGGAAATAAAACGCCTGCAAAAATACAAGCTGTTATTGACGCATTGAAAGAAGATTCATATTCAAACTACTCAGAATGTATAGATAATCATAGAAAAACAAAAAGACTATGACAGCGCGAAACATTAAGACAGGTATAACTTACGAAGGAGGAAGAACTTATATAGGTAGTATTATAGGTCTTGACAGAGTCACATTATGGAGATGGGAAACTAAAAAAAATATAATTGAAGAAGAGTACAATGGGTATATAGTAAGATTTGATAACGTTGTGAGAGAAAAACAGAGGAAAGGGCAAAATCTAGAAAATTATAGGCATTATAAAAAATAATCCTCTCAAATGGAAAAGTAAGTCCATAACTGGTATTGGCGCGCCCTGCTAAGGCGTTCATCGTTAGTTCGGTGTAAGAGTTCGAGTCTCTTCTTTTCCGCAAAGTAATAAATACATGGTGTAAACGTTGCAATAATACTCAGCTTAACATAATATTACTTAACATAATATTACTTAACATAATGTTTTTGTAATTTTGTGTAAACATGTTTTAAATGAGTAGTTGGAACTTTCGAAGTCTTATTAATGTTTTTAACAAGAGGGGTATTTCGCGCAACTCCTCAATTAACAGTACTTTTCAGTACTTAATAGATAAACCAGCTTGGTTGTCTTTATCAACTCCAACACAATTCCGACAAGCAGTATCTGAGAACCCAGTGTTAAACGGGTGTATTTCTATATTAGCTCAAGCAGCAGCCAACGGGCGTAAGTACTTGGTAGATTTAGAAGGCAATGAGGTTCCTTGGTCAGATAAAAAACCGGCTGTACAAGCAGCTAAGAAGTTGTTTGTTGATAGGCCAAATCCCCTACAATCTCCTTTTGAATTTAATTATGAGCGTTATTATTATTTACCCACATTTGGGAATAATTACGTTTATATGAATAATCCATCGAGCATGGAAACAGATATATTGACTGTTAAGAGCCTTATGAATCTTAATTCCGAGTTTGTACAGGTTCAGCAGACAGGAAAGCTATTTGACCAAATAACCTTAGAAGGTATTATATCTAAATATGTTTTAACTAATTACAACCCTGTAAAAGAATTCGAAACAAGCAGGATAATCCATTTTAACGAAGTCAACACTTCAGGAATAGGCGCGTCAATAATGGGTACTTCAAGATTGCAAACATTATCATTGCCTATTGAAAACACTCAATTAGCTTTTGAGGCTATGAATGTAATCTTGAAGTCGAGAGGAATGCAAGGTATTATTAAAACCGTTAGCAAGGATGCTACGGGAGCTTCAATACCTTTGATGGGGGAAACCAAAAAAGATGTTGATGCTAAATTTAAAAATGACTACGGAATAGGCAAAAATCAAAAACAATTCCTTATAGTAAACGCAGATATTGAATATATAAAAACCATAATGAATTCCGAAGAGCTAGGTATTTATAAGGAATTCCAAAACAACGCGATGATTATTAGCAATGGTTTAGGTATCCCGCCTGAAATTTATAAGATAAATTCTCAAGGCTCTACTTTTAATAATCAATCTCAATATATTAAAAGTCTTTATCAGGATAGAGTAATTCCCATGGTTGAAAATGATGATGCAATCTACAATGATAGACTTAAATTCAAAGATTATGGACTAGAATTAAAAACAAGCTTCGAACATATTCCAGCTTTGCAGGAATCATTCAAAGAAGAAGCTTCGGCGCTTAATATGAACGTTAGAAGTGCTGAATTAGCTTATAACAATAACACTATCACGTGGAATAAATATCTGGAAATAATCGGTGAGGAAGGAATAGGGAACGAAGGTGAGATTTATAAGTATGAACGTGATTTATTAACAATGCCTAAAAAGGAAGACGATGGAAATCAAGAAACAGCCTAAGAAATTAAGCAGAGATTTTATACAAAAGCTAAAAGCTAGAAAGGCTAAGAAACTCGAAGATGTAGAAATGATTAAAAAGTAACGCTATGATACACTGCAAAGAATTAAATATAGATTATGCAACTAAAAAGGAAATGTATTCGGCTTTAGTTGAGAATAAAGATATCTTAATAGCTCAAAAGAAAGCAATTAAAAAAGAGGTTGATTGCGGTGTTGTTGTTAATCCTATTATAGTTAGAGACAAACAAGAAGCTAATAAGCAAGATGGAGATATTATAGACCCCATAAATTTAAATGAGCTTAAAGTAGTTGTTATTATTAATACAACTAATTTTCTAGATAAGCATGGCGATGTCCATATTCCCGGATTATGGAGTAAAAGTTTATCTGAAAATAAAATGATAATGCATTTGCAAGGGCATAAAATGGAGTTTGATAAAATTATTGCGGATGGGGAACAATTAAAAGCTTATACAAAAACATATACTTGGGCAGAACTTGGATATTCTTATGAAGGAATGACTGAGGGGTTAACGTTTGAGTCTACTATTTTAAGAAAGCGTAATGAATTTATGTTAAATCAGTACGCTAATGGATGGGTAAAAAATCATTCTGTTGGCATGTATTATGTTAAAATGGATTTCGCTATAAATGATGAAGATTATCCAAACGAGTTTGAAGCATGGAATAAATATTACCCCCAAATAGCAAACAAAGAGGTTGCTGATGACAAGGGTTATTTTTGGTATGTATTAGAAGCGAAAGTAATAGAGGGTTCGGCTGTTCCAATCGGGAGCAACTCAGCTACCCCAACTTTAGATAATGGAATGAAATCTGATGATTTAATTAAAACAGAAAAAACATTAGAAAATAATATAGCTCCTATTAATTTATTCGATTATAAATATCTAAGAGAAAACTACAAAAGATGAAAGAGATATTTTTAACACAAAATAAAGTAGCCTTAGTTGATGATAAAGATTTTGATTATCTAAATCAATTTAAGTGGTATGCTGAACGCAAAGGTAATACATATTATGCGGCTAGAAAGATAGTTGTAAACGGATTAAAAACATCTATTAGGATGCACACGGTAATTTTAAATATAAAAAATGGGTTAATATGCGACCATATAGACCATAATGGATTAAATAATCAAAGGAATAATATAAGGATTTGCACTAATAGACAAAATTCAATGAACAAAAGTTCATCAGGCATATCAAAATACCTAGGTGTTTCGCCTAGCAATATAGATAAAAAACCATGGAGAGCATTTATAAAAATAAATGGTAAAAGTACGTCTTTAGGTTATTTTAAAACAGAAAAAGATGCTGCAAAAATTTACAACGAGGCAGCTAAAGAACACTTTAAAGAATTTGCAAACTTAAATATATTAGAGCCGTTGAAACAACACTCTAATATCTTAGAGCCGCAACTATAGCACTCTAATAATTAATTATAATTATTTACGACAAAATTTAAAATTAAAGTAATGACACCAGAAGAAAAAGCACAAAAAGATTTGCTTTTACAAGAAATAAAAGCAGAAGTACAAGGGCTTATTGATGACTCTCAAAAAGAGAACGTCACAAAGGCCGACCTTGATTCTAAAGTTTCTGAGATTAACAATAAGATTGAATCATCTCTAGACAATGAAGGAATGAGAGCGCTTAAAGAAAGCGTTGATGAATTGGTACAGAATTCTAGCGACAACACAGCAGCTATTAAAGCTCTGACTGAAAAAGCAGCTCAGACAATTGATGAAGCTCCAAAAGATTTTAGAAGTGCCTTAAAAGCCGCTATTCTTACTAAAAAAGACTTGGTTCTTACTGAAAAGAACGACGACAACGGCCAAAGACTTTCTCTAAAAGACTATTTTACCGAAAAAGGTAATAAGCAAACGCCTGTATTTAAAGTTGCGGTTGATATGCTTGAGTCTAATATTGTGCAGTCAAATGTAGCAACTGTTAGATTAACTGAGCTTGATCCTAATCGTGTAGGTATTCCTTTAACAGTTTATCCACATGTGTTAGATTGGATTCCTTCAAGAGGTATCGCAAAACCTTATATGAGTGTTTTAGTTGCTTATTCTTATGAGGACGGAGTAGGAACTAAAACTGAAGGTTCAGCCCCTAGTAAATCTAGTTTCTTATTTAAGACTGTAGGGTTTAGCGCCTTCACTATTGGAACTTATTTCACTTTATCTGATGAGACTCTTGACGATTTAGACGAAACATTAGACGAGATTTCTATAGTAGCTCCCGATAAAATTCAAGATAATGTAGATGAGCAGGTTTTGGGTGCTTTAGGAAACGACACTACAGCTCTAGCAGGTTTATTGACTGCAAATAAGAATACTGCTTTTGTTCCAACAACTTATGCAGGTTCCGTTGCAGGTGCTAATCTAATTGATGTATTTACTAAAATGAAGCTTTCGGCTTTAGCTAATAAATATAGACCTGATACAATTATTCTTAATCCTAATACTATTGATAATATCGCAGCTATCAAAGACCAACTTGATAACTCAATTATGGATAGAAGGATACGTTTTGACAACATGGGTAACCCTGTTGCAATAGCCGGAATGCGTATTGTTGCTGCTACCGACATGGTGGAAGGTACAGGTGTTGTTCTTAGCTCTGCCCAACTGCTAATTGGTAAGCGTAGAGAAATGACAATGGAAATAGGATATAACGGCACTGACTTTACAGAAGGACAGAAAACAGTAGTTATTAATATTCGTATTGCCTTTGCCGTAAGGGATAAAGCTGCTGTTATTTATTCAGATGGTCTTGATGCAGCTAAAGACGTAATTGATGCAGGAGTATAAGAGTATGAAAAAGTTAATTATAATGTTAATTGCAGCTCTAGGAATTGCAATTAGCGCACAAGCACAAACAAAGGCAACAGAAGTTGCGCCTAATGGATATATATCTGATGAATATTATGGATATATTTTTGGAACCACTTCAGACACGCTAACAAACGCTGATACTTTGACATGGGTAGTGCGCTGTAAGGGTGGTCATACTCAGAATTGGAATATTAAATTGTATCTTGACCATGTGTCTGGTACCGCTGGCGGTAATTTATGGGTAACTCAATCAATGGACGGGGTAACTTATGTTCCTGAAGCAGGAGATACTATTACTGCAAGTTCTGTAACTGGTGATGTAATGGATACTCAGACAATAAGTAAGACAGACTTCTTATACCCTTACTTAAAGTTTTATTATATCCAAACAGGGACAGCGGTTACTATACCTAAAGTATGGATTTACACAAAACCTGACTAATGAAAGCTAAGTTAAAAAACGGTAAAACAATAAAAGGCAAGCTGGCAGATACTTTCTGTCGGCTTGGTATTGCCGTTGAAGTGAAAGAAGCTAAAACGGAGCAGCCTATTACTAATACCCCTGTTGTAAAGCAAGAGGTTAAACGTAAAAGAAGAACTAAAGCAGAGATTGAAGCTGATAAAAAGCGAAAAAATGAAAAATCTATTTAACATAATATTATTTTTTGCTTTAAAATTCAGTATTAAATATAGAAAATGAGTATAATTAATGCGACATATTATAAAGGAGACATAAATCTTACAGCTACCCAACTAAATGGATTAATAGACGGTTCAGGGTCTGATTGGCAAAGCATTTATGAGGACGTAATAATGGAGAAGCTTTTAGGCTATCCTTTGTTTAAGCTTTATAAAGCCGATTTAAATGACACAAGCGATCCAACAGCCACAAGATTTAAATCTTTAGTTGATGGAGATGAATTCTCTTTTGGATATGCGGGAAATACAATTGAGACAAAATGGATGGGGTTGAGGAATAAAACTCTGTTAACATCTCTCGTTGCTTATTATGTTTATTATCAATATAGGAATGAAACCGAAACATTCAATTCTGGTTCTGGACAGAAAAAGACCAAAACAGAAAACTCAGTAGACGTGGATGTTAGACCAAAACTTATTAATAGCTGGAACAAGATGATTTATCTGTATGGCCACATCCCTAGCTGTTACGCGAATAAAGATAATTTTCTTAACAATGATAATTATGTTCATTACAATTCTCTACCGTCAGCTTACAACTATTTGTTAGCTAATATTGACACATATCCGGAATGGATATTTGAACCTTTAGAAACGCAAAATATTTTTGGGATATGACAGATAGAAAATATTTTGTAGATGTATTTAGCGACATTGTAGATGCGATGAGAGCGACTGGAACAATAATTGGCTCTAGTGAAGTGAGTGGAACTTATACACTAATTTCTGACAATTCATTTAACGCTTATGAATCCGTCAAGATTAATGATGTAGATTACCTAATAATAAGTGCTACATCAACGCAATTTATCATTCAAGCTGCTACTGGTCTCGATTTTACAGGCGAATCATGGCAGGCTTTAGCCCCTTATTATATCTACGGGCATTATTTGGAAATAACAAATAGATTAGATTTAAAAAGCAGGAAAGCTGTAGATAAATTTAGAATATGGCCTTTAATAGTTTTAATACTTGACTTGAAAGAAAAGCATGATGAAAGTGTAAACTATATTTATTCTTTGGATTCGATCTCTCTATATATAGTCACCCCTACACCGGATAAGACAGCGACGTCACCAACACGGAAAGAAACCGTATTTGAGCCTATATTATATCCTTTATATTGGGATTTGATAGAAAAAATTAAGGAATCGAAAGCTGTATCTACGCCAAAAAATTTATTAGAGCATGAAAAATATGATAGATACGGCTGGGGAAATGAAACAGCTTACGGAAACGAGGGATTAGTTTTTAATGAATTTCTCGATGCTATTCAAGTAAACACATCTGATATAAAGGTATACAGAAACACAATAAATCCTGGATGTACAGGAATTAGTTTATGAGCATTCAAAAACCAAATATAAATTTACCGGACACCCTCAGAACTTTTGTGAGGAATTCTGATGCTTACAAATTAACGGAAAGTTTATTTATAACGCCAGATGATTTCTCATTCACAAAAGCCGAATTTGCTGATGATGATTACTGGTATTCTGAATTAGGTATTAATATATTTCCTCTACATGGAGTTAATGAGTTTGTTTCAAAAGACACAGAATCAAAAATTATTACGTCACTTCAAGATTATGATTATAAAATCAACAACGGAAAATACAAACACGAGTTTAAATACGATTGGTCGCTTGATTATCACAAGTTAATTAACGAAATATCAGGACAAAAGATAAGAATTATTTATCGCTCTGGAAATGTATTGAGGGCGACTACTGATGGCTCCACTGTGACAGGGTTTTCGATATCAACATTTGAACTAGAAAAAATACTATTTAATAGTGGTGATTCTATTGGAAATAGCAAGTTGTTTTTAGAGTGGATGGATTCTGACGAATTAAACGTTAATGGATATGAAGTTGAGGTAGATTGGAATCCCGGAAAGATGAATAGGTTGGTGCTAAACATTAATCTAGCATTTGGAAGTGATTCAATAACAATGTATGTCAAGTATCTGGATAAAACCATAAGCGACATTAATTCTTCAGACATAACCATAACTGATGAATTAAACGGAAATATAACATTTGGTATATTCATGCCCGGGGATGGAATTTACCAATTAGGAGATTTTTCTAACACAATAACAAGAGCCTGTATATATGTTCAGAGTACTTTATATATAGGAGCCAAGAAATTCACATTTAACTTTATTCTTCAAATTGAGCAAAATCTAAACTTCATAAGCGGAGATAACTGGGAACTTATTAGCGGGGACAATCTTAATTTAATTAATAAAACAGCGTAATCATGCCGAATATATTAGATATTACGAACATACTAACGACGATAAATGATAATACCTTGCTTTACGGCGGGTCGCCAGCTGCTACTCCTGAAGGTTACGAGGATGCTAAATTTTCAAAAGCTAATTTGCTTAAAGAGGTGGCCGCACTCATCGTGGCGAATGCTGATGATATCTTGACAAACGCTGGTGATATAACAACATTACAATCAACACTTAATGTTGATGCGAATCTTAATGTATCAGGCTTTGGGAACAGGACATTACCCGCGAATGGGGTAATAATAGAATTAAATATAACTGTAGTCTCAGGAACTAATGTCGAGGTGTTAATTGGAACAACCGTAGGGGGCGACGAATTGGCAGATTATAGCGGGACAAAAGCTCTCACCACTGGCGGATTCAAAAGAAAATTAACAACATACAGAAATACTGTTACTGCTGGGGAATCACCATCGAAACCAATATATTTCACAGTAACAGGAGGAAGCGTACATATACACACTTATTATAGATTATTAACAACAACATAAAAATTAAAGAAAATGGCAGAATTAGGAAGTTGTCCTACTATTTTGGACGGAATGGGAAGCGGTGGATGCATCACATCTCCTATTATCAAGTTTATTACTGGATTTATTCCAGCGCTAGAATCTCAACAGTATGATACTTTTGCAGATTTTAATAGTGAATCGGTTAATAAAACTCAGATTGTATCTGGAGATTTATTGCCGATTGGGATTTTTGATGAAATAGAAAACGTTTCCACAGAAGAATTAACTTCTGAAACATCAAGGGGAACAAAACTATTTCATCGTAATGGAAAATCTGGATTTATTGGAAAACTTTTATTATCTCCAGACCAAAATCGTATTTTGCAATCTTACGACCAAAATATAAGAGCAGGTTATATAATGGATGATGAGGGCAATAGGTTAGGTACGTCAGCGGATGGGATAATAGTCAAGCCTCTGTCTGTGTCGTATTTCAAAGTAAAACCTATGGATTTACCATTCTCGGCGGATGGTTCCGCATGGTCTATGATTGAGGTTCAATTTGAATTTGTTGATGAAATTAACAAACAACCAGCCTATTCTATATCAGACGAGTTAGATTGGATTCCAACAAAAGTTCTAAAACCGCTTACTAAGATAACCTTATCGCCCGGAGCGATGGCGACTTTTGCTTTTGTGTGTTCGTTCGCTTATGTCGACCCAACAACCGGTAAGTCAGTGCCTTTAACAGGTCTTGGAACAGATGGAGCTGAGCTTACGGTTCTTGATCAAGCTGGGGCTGCCGCTACGGTAACAGTCGCTCCTGTAGTTGGTACTCCAGGCGATTATACAATAACAGACAGTGGGGCAGGCATGACTAGCGGTTCAATTAAGCTCAATGCGACTGTAGATTCATTTTATTACTCTGACACAACAACTGTATCTGCTTAATGACATTAGACAGCTTCATAAGGAACGTTCAAAATCTTAATGCCAAGGCTTTAATTCTAAAGGCGGCAGCTCTTAAGAAAAAAGAGCTTGCCGACCTTAATAGGAGCAATCTATCAAAAGGTAAGTTAGCCAGCGGTGATGATACTATGGAGTATAAGTCAATATCGTACATCAACGAAAAGGTGTCAATAGGAAGTATTTCTGTACCTAATATGGATTTCAAGCTAATTGGAAGTTTTCACAAAGGTATAAGCGTGGATGTTGGTAATGAAATTGTTTTTAATGGAGCTGACGAGAAAACATCTAAACTGTTACAGATATATGGAGACGATTTGTTGACTGTTCAGACAGATGATTTGATTAAAACTACAGACCCGGAAATTGTAAAAATAATGAATAAAGAGATGACTAAATGAAAGAAACTAAGCTACGAAAAAAAACAAGGAAAATGAATTCAAAAAACATTCCTATATCTGAAATTAAGAATGGTATTAACATAATGAAATCAGCATATGAAAATTAAAAGCTATTTAATAACAGCAAAGCAAAAAGCTCACCTTTCAAAGGGTTCTAATTTCTATGTCACAAAACAAGGAATTAAACGTGATTTTAACTTGATGGGCGCTAAGTACGAATACAAAGTTTATTTTAAAAATGGACTATACGTTGAAAATTATGAAGGAGCTAAAATTGAGAAACCTACTGTTTTGGAAAAAGAAAGAAAAACAAAACCGGAAGAAAAAGGAAGTAAAAAAGCTACCATATCACCAGAGTTGCGAAACCCTGCCGCTGAGAAGGTTGATAAAAATGTCAAATAAGAAAGATGTCCGGTATTTGCTTATAGATGAGTTTTGGCCTGAAGATTACGAGGATTCGGATTTATACGCTAAAGCCGATGAAATATTGTGGGAAAATCAAAAACTGAAAGGCGATAGGTCATATCAAAAGAGTATAAGAGATGAAGGAAATAAAAAAAACGAAGAAGGTAGAATAAAATTCCTGTCTGTATTGCTTTATCTCTTTGATTTAGATGAAAAATCAGCCTTATATGTTATAAAAGAAACCAACTCAAAGTACAAAACAAAAGAAGAAGTAAAAAAGGCTTTGAATAATAGAATATTCGATAAAGAAGTTGAGAGAGTTCAAGCTGAAGGAAAAGAACAGATAAAAAAAGAAATTACATTCGAATCTATGTGTATTCCAATTGAAAAACATTTCAAAATAACACTTGACAGAGATATAACAGTTGTCAAGTATTGGGCTTGGGTAGAGGAATTAAAAAGAGCAACCGCATAATATAAAAGAGATGGCAAACGATGTATTTCAAGATGTAGATGATGCGGTAAAAAAATTGTTACCTCAATTGGAAGCGGTTCAAAAAGCTATAAAAGGCGTTTCAACTGAATTAATAGCTCTTGATAAAACAACAAAAACAACTGCCAAAAACCAATCCGACTTAAAACAAAAAACATCTCAATTATCGGCGGTAGATAAACAGCTTATTAAATTAGATAAACAGCTTGAGACAGCTGAAGCTCAGTTAACTGAAGAATATAAGCAGGTACAAAAGGCTGTGCTGAAGAAGAAAGAAGCTGTTAAGCAATCTAACGACGAATTAAAAAAACAAGCTGGAATAGTTAAAAAAGCTTCAACTGAGTTAACATCTCTCGAAAAAACAACAAAAAATGTCGCTAAAAGCCAATCCGATTTAAAGGCGAAAAGCTCTCAATTATCGGATGTAGATAAAGAGCTTATTAAGCTTGATAAGCAAATGGCTATTGCAGAAACTAAGCTTACAAATGAATATAAGCAGGTACAAAAAGCATTAATTAGAAAACAAGAAGCGCAAAAAAAGGCTGCGGCTGCCATAAGAGAAGAAGTCACAGGTGCAAAGGCTGCAAAAAAAGCTGCACAAGATCAAAGGAAAGCAGCTCAAGAGTTAAATAGAGCGCACGCCGAAGCTATAAAAATAAACAACAAACTAAACCAAACACAAAAAAAGTCAAGCGGGTACTTTAAAAATATGGCCAAAACGATGCTTGCTACAGGGGCGGCATTATTCGGAATCAACAAATTATTGAGTTCGTTCAATAAACTCATAAGCAATTCTATTAAAAACGCAGATAAGCAACTAAAGGCCGAACGAATGCTTTTAGTTGCTTTGGATGGCCGTGAAGACGCACAAAAAAAACTTATATCTCAAGCGCAGCAATTACAAAAAGAAACCTTATTTGGCGATGAAGAAACAATAAAAGCTCAAGCGTTAATAGCTGCATTCGTTAAAGAAGAAGATCAGATAAAAAAAATAATTCCGTTAGTTCAAGATTTGGCTACAGCTAAAGGTATGGGTTTAGCCGGAGCCGCTGATTTAGTTAGTAAAACACTAGGAAGCAGTACCAACGCTTTAGCAAGATACGGCATACAGGTTGAGGGTAGTGTAGGAGGAACGCAGCGTCTTGAGTCGTTAGCCAGAAGTTTAAGCAATGCATTTGGCGGCCAAGCTAAAGCTGCGGCTGAAGCTGGAGCAGGAGGATTAACGCAACTTAAAAATGTGCTTGGAGATGTTTCCGAGAACATGGGTAAAAAATTACTCCCTTTTATAAATAGAGTATCTAAAGCTTTAATTAATAAATTAAGCCCTCAAGAAAAAACTGTTAATTTATATAAACTTGAAAATAAGGAATTGACCGCATTGTTTGGCAGTCTAAAAAACACAAACTTATCTCAAGGAGCAAGAAATAAATTATTAACAGAGGTAAATACAAAGTATGGAAAATATTTACCAAATCTACTAACCGAAAAATCTACTTTAGAAGATATAGAAAAAGCCGAAAAGGGAATAAATAAACAATTAAAACTTAAAGTAATACAACAGGCTTTTCAAGAAGAAATTAACGAGTTATTAAAAGAGCAGTTGAATGCTCAAGAATCACTTATAAATAACGAAATAGCCTTAGATAAAATATCACAAGATAGGTTAACTGTTATAAGTGCAGGTGGAGCGGCTGCACTAGAACTTCAAAAAGACTTAATAAAAACTACAAATGGTTTATTTCAAGCTCAAGTAGATAATAACGATAAAGAAGTAAAAAGTACTGAGGATAAATTCAAAAGAATAGGGGAGCTTTATGGTATCGCATTTTCAGAAATAGAGGCAGCTATGCAAGCTGAAACCGAAGTAGCTAATGTCGAGAATAACAAACAAGTAGAATCTACCAAAAAGAAATACAAAACTCAAGTTGAAATAGATAATGAAACTAAGCAAGAGAGATTAAAAAACTATCAAGATTTCTTAAATAAAAGAGAAATCGCAGATCAACAGGCTGATCAAGATGCAATAAAACGAGCCGAAGTGTTAGCTCAAGAAAGACTAAGAATACTTGAAGAAGAAACAGAAGAAGCAACAGAACTAAGAAAAAAAGCTAAAGAAGAAGAATTAAAGCTAGAAAAAGAATGGGAAGATGCTAAACTAGCAATAAAAGAGGCTGGATTAGACGCCGCCGGTAAAATTGCAAGTGATAGATTAATAGCAGGAGTAGATGAAAAATTAAATGCATTTTTAGCCGAGAATGAAGCTGAACAAAAAATACTGGATGATAGGTTGGATAAAGGTAAAATATCTGAATCTGAATATCTGAGAGAAACTAAGAAATTAAAGGATAAGGCTAAGCTTGAAGAAATTAAAGCCGAAAAAAAGAAAGCTCAATACGAGAACTTAATCAACACTCTAGTAGCGATAACAAAAGCTCTGCCAAATATTCCTCTATCTATAGCTATCGGAGCCGCAGGATTAGCTAACGGAATAGCCATTGCAGCTGAACCAGTACCTAAATTTAGACTTGGTACAGATAATTTTGAGGGAGGTTTAGCTGATGTTCATACGGGAGAAATTATTAAATTAGCCGATGGTTCTATGTACGAAACTCCGGTAGGAGAGACAAGAATATACTTACCTCCAGCCACAGATGTTATTCCGGCACATAAAGCTGAAACAATTATCAAAGAGAATAATTCTGGAGAAGAAATAAGTATACTAAAAAGTATTGACAGAAAACTAAGCAAACAAAACAATAATATCCAAGCGACTTGGACGCATAAGGGATTAAAAGTAAGAGATTATAATAATAATATTGACAGAACGTATATTGGAAAATACAGATAATGAATGTAAATCCTTATTATATAATATTAACTAATTTAAAAACGTCAGCTTCTAAAACTGATGTGCGTATTTCGAATTGGCAAGGAATAACCGAAAGACTATTTAGAAGTGTTGATTACGGAGCTATTAATCTTAATCAAACTTTACCTATAAATTTTCCTCGCATAGGAAGTTTAGCAACCGATAAAGGGGGGTATTATTTTATCGATAGCGCTAAAAATGCCGACGGGGTTAAAGCTCAAGTTCAGATAGAAATAAAAAGACTCGACGGTGACACAAATAGTTATGTAGATTCGTTTATAGGTATGTTGGACTTCAGGCCTTCAGCTGGGTACAATAAACAGGATGAAATTATTGAATGTAAAGTTATAGATTCAAGTAAGTTTTCAAAATTTAGTTCACGCGATGAAATAGATTATAATGTGTTTAGTCTAGTAAGCTCTGATAGTATTACTATGCAAGATTTCACTAATCCTTACACCGAAGCAACTTATAAACCAGTCGATATATATGCTAAATGTGTTTCTAGTGGAGGACTTGAGGGGACAAGGGGTGCTGCTAGTATATTCACGGCAGCTTTAAGGTGGGATTATGAGGGTGTTACTAGTATTAATGAGATAGGGGATAGGGTTAAAATTTCAACTACTCCATCAAATAATACAGTATATATAAACGAAACAGATATAGATGTTGAAATAACTGGTGTTTCAGTACAGGGTCGTGCAAAATTCTTTTTTATAGTATCATCATTCACTGGAACAAAATGGGATGCTGAGTTGTTGATTATTTCAAAATCAGATATTATAGGGCGAATCAATACACAAACTATTGCTACATTCACTGGAACATCAGCAGGATTAATAAATGTAGATGAAGATTTTGATTTTGATTTAATTCCTTTAGTTCCAGATGTGTTGCCTCCAGGGGAGGAATATAAATTTTTCTTTCAATTCAATCTAACAGTAACGCTAGGTTTAGCGGATTTAACCGTTGTCATTACTAATGAATTCGATATATACAATTATACATTTTACGAAAAAACATCAGGATGGCCTGAAAACCAAATAAGAGGTTTATACTCACACGAGGTAATGAGTAGGTTAATTCAGCTTATTACTTCAGAAACTGACACAAGTAAATTAATTTATTCAACCTTACTTGGTAGACCTAATTCCGAATTTCAAACATATGTGGGTAATGGCACACTTGGTTTAGAATTTTTTACAAATGGAGCGCAATTGCGGCAATTGGTAAATAGAGCTTTAAATATTAATTTTAAAGATGCTTTCAAATCACTTAACGCAATTACTCCAATCGGATGTTGGTATGATAAAACTAATGATTATTTTGTTATAGAAAGGATTGATAATTTTTATTTGTCTGAGTATTATACCTTTAACCTAGGTCAAGTGAGAGATATTAAAACAACTGATTTTAAAGAATTATACTTTAATACAATTCTAACTGGATACCCAAAAACTGAATACGAAGAGTTTAATGGAGTAAATGAAGTTAATACCGAGACAGAACACGAAATATCTATAGAAGAAAAAACAAAATATGATATTCGATCACCATATTATGGCGATACTAAAGGTCAGGAATTCGCAAGAAGGAGAAATGTATCTGTGGCAGCTTCGAAAGATACTAAATATGATAATAATGTATATATAACAAGTTTAAATATATCAAATGAGACAATTCAAGGAGGTTTGTCTGATTTAGCCGGTTATGCAGGTGTTGAACAAGATTATAATTTAACAAAAACACCGAGGCAAAATTTACAAAGACATTTTAAAATAATTCAATCTCCATTGTATAAAGCTCCTTCGGATATATTCTCATTTAGAAAATCGGCAAAGGACACCAATATAACATATACTGACCCTGAAACTCTCACTCTTGTTAATGAATTAAATAACTTAAGCCAATACGCTATAACCAACAATATAATAGACCCCGAGCTAGATGAATTTGAAGGAATAATTAATGAGGATATAGCAAACGAAATAACCGAAAATCCACATAAAATTATTAAATACCTAGATAGAGAAGGAAATAGAAAATATGGATATATTTGGGAAGTCGAATTTAATAGATATACAAAAGAGGCTACTTATAGATTGATTAAAGTAAACGAAAACAGACTACCATAATGGCAACGATAATACCATACATGAACCCATTGAGGTTCACAAAAAGAGGAGCAGGTGTAGATATAGACTACCATACTAGGCTTCCCCGTTATGATCTTATGTATAATGGAGTTGACTATCAAAGAGGTATAATCGCTAATAAAAGCTATTACCCTGATCACTTGAAAACTAATAAATTAACATTTGAGTTTTTGACGACTACAGCTCAAAGCAGCATACAGGCTATTATCCTTAAGCCAGATGGAACTTCCAACAATTTGACTATAAAAAATATAACGCCAACTGGATGGGTATCCAAGCCTATATACACATTTACTTATTATCCCATAGACGTAGGTTATCATCAGGTATCGATAAAGACAGAGACATGGTATGATTCGGATATATTTTACAATAACATAAACGGAGATGATTCACTTAAGAACTTGGTTGAGTTTGAATATCGAGACAGCCAAAATAGATACGCTGCGTTTTTTACAGGGGATAACGGAAGTTGGATACCTAAAGCTTATTATACAGGGTTCGTTATAGAGGGGGATGGAGAAACAGAACAATCATTATTCATTGACCAACCCGGGAACCCAACTATTCTCGAAACCACCGAATCAGATGGGTTAATAGTGACGCTAACAGACTTGACAATAAAAGACTATAAACGCATAAGATGGCAAAGAAAATGCGATGATTTTCGTGTAAACGGCTCTAAAGTTGTATGCTTAGATATCTCCTCAGAAAGGAAAGACCCTAACTCAAATATGATTGATGTGACATTAAAATGTGCTTATGCTGAAAATAATGGTTATTATGTTTATTAAATTTCGTAACTTGCAAAAAATATAACAATGAAAAGGATATTTATCATATTAGGACTATTTATATTTATTCTAAATAGCTATGGTCAACAAGATGGTGAGTTTGATAACTTAGATGTTTTGTATGAGTCAAGATATAAAGGTGTATTAATTGAAGACTGGATTAATGACAGTACTCCGGCAAGTTCTATAGCTGGCGATAACGGACTCACAAAAACAGGTTCAAACATAGGGCTAGGTGGCACTTTGAATACTAATACTGAAATATTAGGTGTTGGTTATCCATTAACTTTAGGAACAAATTTAAGTAGGTTGGGCGATTTTACTGTTCAGTCTATAGATACATATATAAGTGCGAACGGAGAGTTTACTTTAGAAGTTGGAGGCGTTGAATGGGTATTTAATGGAGTATATTTCATCTCTGACGGCGGTGATACATTAATGACAAATGATTTAGTTGACGCCAAAATATTAGCAAACGCATCTTATTTACCCTTTAACTACAATTACAATTACAGCACCACGATAACAGATTCTCGCCCGGGAGTTGGTTATTTCAGATTAAATAACGCCATTTATTCAAATGTAACTTATATATTTATTGATAATTTTGATGTAAATAGTACAGATAAAAGTGATTATTTACAGCAACCCGACACAGGCTCTTATATAAGTATATCAGACGGGGTTAATTATGTTAACTTCCAACTTAGCGGAGCTTTAACTGCGGCTAGTTCTTATTATAAATATGCCGTCACTTACTTGTCGCATAGCGGTGTTTTATCAGGCACTTGTAAGATAAGCATGGATTTAAGCAACAATTTAGGAAGAAGCGATGCTGATAGCTTATATCATGAATATTCTAGCAAATGGTTAGCAAATGGTGACACAATACTAATACAAGATACATCAACCTATGCAGACACAGCAACTTATGCGTTAAATACTCCTTCAGATTCATTGTATCACAAAGACACTCAAACGTGGTTATTAAATGGCGGCACAATACCAAAGTCTGATAGTGTTAGGTTAGAAATGACAGCAACGAATAAGCTTACAACAGATTCTATTTACTCTGAAAATGATATTGTTTTATATTCCGGCGAGTCATTAGAGCTTAATTTTGGAGGAAATATTTACACTTATGATGGCGCTTACTTCTATGACGATTCTGATACTTTAGCTAAAAAATCTGATATCCCATCGAGTGATAGTTCTTGGGTTTCATTTACTACAGACACCGTTAAAAATAAAACTAGTGCTGGATTGGTATTACAATCTACATCAGGGAGTGTAATTTTAGATTCGGATTCGGACACAGTTAAAATTACTACCGGGTCTAACTCATACAAATATATCAATGACACGGCAGATTATGCTTTAAACAACCTTAGAGCGAATCTATTTAGAAGTTATAATAGCTACTTTTCTTATGCGGATAGTTTAGTGTTCTCAGGAGAACCTATATTATTCAACGGAGTTCTTGTTATAGCAGATTCAAATGTAGGGTCACCACGATTATATTCTTATTTTTCATACGATAATAGTACATCATTTATGTATCAATATAGCAATGCTTTCAAGGTTCAACAGTCAAGCGCAGGTATATCATCAAGAATTATGCTAACCCCTCTTAACGTAGCAGCTATTACGGCAACTGATGCATCTGATAATGTATCTTACATAAGTGCTGTTCCTACCGAGGGAGTTAAATTATATCAACTTGATGCTGGAACATCTACAACTATACCTGTATTGACGATAAGCAAAGATTCTGTATCAATAACTAAAAATGACATCCCTTTATATACATTTAGGGATGATACTTTAGATATGACTACATCAAGTTTGATTACTAAATCTATAATAGCTTATGAAATTACTAGATTAAATAAAGCTGAAACAGACACTTTAATAATGGGGGCAGATTCGGCTACACAAATATTGCCAGCGCAAACTTACATTCCATTGATGGACTTGGACAGCATACAAGTTGATAAGCTAGTAGGCTCTACAAATAGAGATAGTATTTATATTGGAGGTAATTTATACATCTCAGCAGATTTGTTTGTATATGGTAAATCTTTTTTGAATAAATATACAGCTCATGCCTATATTTCGACAGATAGTGTCGCGACAACGTCTCTATCAACTACATGGACATTTTTAGGGAGTGGAACAAACAATAAGTTCATTAACGATTTAAGTGATGGGTTCACATTTGACGACGATACATTAGTGTTCGATCCAATGTCAACAGATTCTAGAGATTCCGTTCGGCACATATTGAATTATGATGGACTAAGTGCAACTAGTTCTGTTAATGAAACGGTATATTATGGGATATTTGTAAAACATGTTGGAGGGTCTTATATCGAACAGGCTGCTTTTACAAAGTCTACAACAACGAGTACAGCGGACGTGTATTATCCAGGAGCTATATGCACAGGTGCTGTGTTGTGGTTAAAGGATGGCGATAAAATCCAAATTAGAGTCAAATGTGAAACAGGGACAACAACATTAAGTACAACATCGTTTGGAATACTATTAAAAGAGGAATAAATTATGAAAAAACTATTTATAATATTAGCTTTTTTGCCCCTGTTCGGATTCGGGCAAAAATCGTTATTGGGGTTTGATGGCGGAATATTAGGGTTTAATAATACTCTTCTATCAGCATCACGATTAGATACAGTGATATTAATTCATATGATAGGACAAGATAATATTGGTGGTGGTGCCTTAATATCAGGGTTAACAGGTAACTTAGAAAAATACACTGGGGAACAAGGTGTATTTATATTTGATTCTACTAATTTCAATAAAATTAATTCAGATGTAAATAATAATCAGTTTCCTGTATCACAACAAAACTCACATTTTGGTCTTGAATTATCACTAGCCTACAGGTTAGACAGTTTGTTACCCGGAAATATATATATTAATAAATATGCTATAGGAAGTTCATATTTATACGCTGACCCCACATTAGATTGGAACGTAGTCAGTACGGAAGAGCTTTATTATAGGTTCAAAAATATGAGGAGTAGGGCTTTAGATAAATTATCAAGTTGTGTCGTGGTAGAATATGTGGTCTGGTATCAAGGCGAAAAAGACGCTTCAAGTTTGGCGGCTTCCAACGTATACGCTGCTAATTTGAATAACTTTATAGATTCTGTGAACACTTTAACGGATAGTTGTAAATTCTATTGTGTAAGAATTCATGAAGATATGGCTAATATTGGATATCCTTACCACGACACTATTCGAGGCTCGCAATATAGTGTTTTTCAAAATCATTATAACACTGAATTAGTGACTGTTGATGATTATAGTTTACAAACAGATAGCATTCATCTTAACGTACAAGGAGAAATTGATTTAGGTGAAAAATTGGCTGTTCGTATAGAACAAGACTTTACTCCTTCTGTAGAAGCAGTTAATTTATATGCGAGATTTACAAATCCAACGCTGAATGAGAGAACTAAAATAATACATGTATTTGATTCAATGAACTATAAAGGATTGACAGATAGCACTAATATATTATACTTTTTCAAAACTAACAACGAGACAAATGCAAACTTAAATTGGATGAGCTCATCTTTTACCGGTACGCCTATGAATTCCCCAACATTTTATTCAGATTCAGGGTACGTATTTTCTTCTGCAAGTTCACAATATTTTAATACTAATTTTAACACTAGTTCAGATTTTGATTATCCGCTTAAATATATGTCAATGGGTATTTATTCGAGTGCTGCTATAGGGTCCGGACTATACGCTGATATTGGGAATAGTAATGGGGTGCAAAGAAATTATATTACAGCTTCATATAACGGGAATATGTATGGATTTCTATCTACAATATCAATTAGCGGGGCTAACACTTCGGATGTAGGGTTATTTTCGGTTAGGCGAGATGTAATTGATGAATATATCTATAGAAATACTACCGAGATAGCTAATGGAATTCTCGCAGATACAGTTAGAATTAATTATGATCTGTATATAGGTGCTTTAAGTGCTTCACAATATTCTAATCGTTCATATTCTTGTATGTGGTTTGGAAGATTTCAAAATATATCTGGAATATATGGAATAATAAATCAATATTTGTATGATAAATTAATATTTTAATAAAGATGAAAAAGTTTCTAAATTGGCAGAGAGTTGAAGATGGCAATAGCGATTTGGGCAATGGCGATGCAGACGAACCAACACCACCTGATAAATGAAAAAGATAGCCACTATATTTGTTGTCATAGGCTTGTTTTTAGGGCTATTTTCAGCTATTGTTCCTTACGCTGATATATTTAGTGTTAAGTGGGAAAATAGGATATACTTTAGAGGTATACTATTAGGGTTTTTATTAATAAGTTTTAGTGCCGCATTAATTGAAAACCGATACATTCAAGATGCAATAATAGCGTTGGGGAGCGGTATTATGTCATTATTATTTATAAGTACTTTAAATCTATTAATTGATACTCCTCAAGATAATATTATTAAGACAGAGTTTTATTTTACAGCTACGTTTTGGATTATCGGTGGAGTGTTTATTATCTTAACAATTTCGCGGCTATGGTTGAACAAACTATTAACATTTATAGGGCTTTAGAATATGTAGGGTTAGTTATGACAATTATCATAGCTGCAATGGTGATAGGCCGGAATATAAAAAAAGGCTACCAGAATTACGTAGATAATAAAATTGATATTATGGATACAAAGATAACGTCAATACAAAGAGAAGTGCACGACAATAAGCACAACAATCAACGAGAACATGACGCGATTAAAGAAGAGTTTTTATCAAGGGTTAATATGATTTTTGAATGGATAAAATCGCAATCAAATTAATACTAAGAAATAATGAAAATAACCACAACACTAACTATCATGTGCCTGATTCTTTTTTCATGTCAGGAGTCAGGCACTTACTCCGAGTCTTACGTTCAGCTTAAGAATGACACTATTCAGATGCAAAAGGAAATGTTTGATATCCTCCAGCACAATTGCAATAGTTTCATTTCTGAATTACAAGGGCGGAATGTTATTCAATCAGATGCTTATGAGTACACAGTTAAAGGAGCCAGAGACACAGATAGCTTGTCTATAACTGTCAATAAGGATTATTTGAACGCTACAATTCTAATCAGGGACGGACAGAAGGAAATAAGAATAGGTTATGGAAGGGGAGGGTTATTAATAGATAATCCATATGAATAAAATTAGATGGAGTAAGGAGCCTTATAGTTCATTTAGAAGGGCTACCGGAAGCACTGAAAAAGCTATTGAACTACTTGAGTTTATGAAGAAAAATGAACATGTAAGAAAGCAAATAATAAGAGAATATTATGAAATATAAACTGAGTCAAAGAAGCCTAAATAAATTAGCTGAATGTCACGAAGATTTGCAGGTTTTAGCTAAAGAGGCAATTAAATTAAGCCCATATGATTACGGCATAAGCTGGGGATATCGCTCACCAATTTTACAAAACGAGCTTTATCAACAAGGTAGAACTAAAGAGGGTAATATAGTTACAAATGTAGATGGCTACAATAAAAAATCTAAACACAATCATTTACCAGCATTAGCATTCGACATAGTTGCCTATGTTGATGGTAAGGTCACATGGGAACGGTCTGTATACATGGAGATAGGCGTGCATATAATGGAAGTAGCCGAAGAACTTTTCGAAAAAGATTTAATTAAAAACAGAATAACTTGGGGCGGACACTGGCACAAGTTTAAAGATTGGCCTCATTTTCAGATATGAGCAAGCAAAAATACATAATACCCTCGGTAATTGCATTGTTGATAACATTGTTAGCTCTGACAGACGCTCTATTTTTTAAGGGAGATAAAAGCTTAAGTAAGATTGTCGAGGAAATTAGCATCCTGATATTATTTTATTTGCCTTTATTGTACCCTAGAAATCCACCATTTAAGTTTCTACTTAACATAATATTAACCTATATATTTTTACGAATAGCGCTTTTTGATGTGTTCTTTAATATATTCGCAGGTTTAGATGTGTATTATTTAGGTTCAACTGATATTTGGAACTGCTTATTAAGCAATATAGGATTGCATTTTATGTTGTTCTGGATATATAAAGCCTTTTTCATATTCTTAGTGGTTATAATTTGGATTAAAAATATAAGCAATGGATAAATATCTAATAGGCGGATTAGCGGTTTCGTTACTAATCAATATGCTTACAATTTGGTTGCTGTTTAAGAAGCCAACAACACACAACGAAATAGCTAATCTAAAGCAGAAGAACAAGCGAAATAAAAACTCTAATATCGATAACGATATAAGTGCTAAGATGGAAGCTAAAGAGCCTAAAAAAGGCTTATTTAAAAACAGAGAAAAACGATTACTCAGAAAGAGTAAAAACAAATAATTTTAATATTAACTAAAAAAAGAAACAATGAAATTAAATGCGTTTTGGAAAGGGTTGATAATGGCCTTAGTTGGCTTTGTCGCCACGACATTATCAGATTTAGAAACATTCAACGCCGCGTATGTTATTATCGCGACATTAGGTTTTACAGTTATTTATGTCGCTAAAAATTACGCGTTCCCGTCTATTTCAGTTTTTGGCTTAGATATTCGGGATGCTATCTCTGGATTAATTCTGGCGGTAGGTATGGGGTTGTCAAGTTATGTTGCTCAAATACTGACTACAGGGTTTGAATGGCAGACATTATGGATTGCTGTATCTGGAGCTGTAGTTGGTTATATTATGAAAACACTGCCGTCAAAAGCAAAAGAATAGTTTCTTTTCATAGTTCGAGGGTCTATCTTTAGGGATAAGCTCTTTATTCTCTCACAACGCGGGTTATTCTAGCCTCGACAATTAATTTTGTCGGGGCTTTTTGTTAAACATGACATTTATCATTGTTTTTTGGGGATTGCATAAGTATATTTACATTATATTAATTATTACATAAAACAATAATTACTAAAGGAGAAACTTAAAATGTAAACGGTTAGAGAAAACCTAACACACCGCCCCAGCTCCGTAAATGGTCTGAGGTTTTTGGGTGGAAACAAAAAAAATATAGAGAGTAGCAACCCGAAAAAACACTGGTAGTGGCTTAGTGGCATGATGGGTGAGCAGTAATACAGCGGAAACTTTATGCTCTGCCATTCTCTATATTTATTATTGTGTATTATAAACTGAGAAAATTATGGATGTAACGACAAAAGGCAACGTGGTTGCTAATAAAATAAAAGTAGGTGATATACACCACGAATTTGAGTATGGATGCGCAATTAAATGTAAAGTAATTACATTACCAGTCAATGACGGTAACGGTTACTGGACATGGAAAAGCAGAAATGTAAACACAGGTGAAGAAATCAAATATGGCGTACGTGAAAATATGAGCCATTACGCCCCAAATTTATATGATTATGAAGCTTACCCTGGTTGCAAGTTTGTTTAGTATAAGGTTATATATTGTAACGGACAGTACTAATATCAAATAACCCAAATAGAGAACGATTATGTATAACAAATTTAATTTATTAAGGAAATATTTTACAGAGAATTATCCTCAAATACCTAAAGAGGCATTAAGTGATTATGTACTTTCAGAAATATTAGATATTGCAAAAGAAGAACTAAAGGCAAGCGAGAAGATAGTGAGCGATGCCGAACAAGCAAATGAATCATCACCGCTCGATAGCGTTTTTGTACTACAGCATAAAGAGACTAGAAGACTACATGGTTGCTTTGATAATAGAGAAAAGGCTGAAAGCTACGCAAATGGTAGTACGAATATATCGATAATGGAGCTTGAAATAGCTTGATAAACGTAGTTTTATAAGAAACTTAAACAAATGAATTACTTTGAAAAGAAGAACCCCGAAATTATGCACACGGTTCAAACGGAAATATAAATTTTAAAATACAAGAGCGATGGCAGAAACACCATTAAGAAAAAATGAACTTAGAGTAATTGCATTATTAAGTGGAATGATAAGGCAATACAATGAAATAGACAGCAATATTCCACTAGATGATATGTATAAATTAATATGTAAAACGGCTATTGAAATACTAAATGTGTGTGAAAGCGAACAGTTGAGTTGCGACACTTGTATTGACTTAAACAACTTAACAGGCACACAAAAATGTAGTGAGTGCAGTAAATATGATAAACATAGAGCAACTTAATTGACTACAACACGCGAATAAATACATATACGATTTTGTACATTAAAATAAACTGTAAAAAAATTATGAAAATTAAAGTAGGAATTAAAAATAAGGAGTATTATGCTGGAATATATATTTGCAGCGGTGGAATTTCTTCATTAGTAAATTATAGACAAGGTAAAAAACTTTGGAAAGTTCTAGGAGTGTTTAGGTTAAAAAATTTATGGATTGGGTTGATTGGAAAACGAACCAAATAATTTTTTATTGTTTATGATTTCTGTTATAAATACGTAAGATTATGGAAAAAGTAAGTTTAGATTTATCTTATAATGATAAAGACAAAAAGGAATACGAATCTTTTTTTGAGCAGTTAGAAGAAGAGGGATGGCAGCTTGAAAATACATTTATAGATCAAAGAAAAGGTAAAGGCAATTATTATTACCGCACAATGATTAGAAGGATTGTGAAATAATTTTTTTATAAAACACAAAACATGACATTTGTCATTTCGTATAACATAATTATCAATTAAATTGCAAATAAAAAAGCTATGATAGTAAAAGCAAAACTAGGAAGCAAAATTAGATGTTTCGAGATTCCATCTTTTTTAGAAGAAAAGTTTCTCGATGATATTGAGAAACATACTCCTATAGGCATGATGATATCTTACACTCAGTTAATAAGATGGTTTAGGCATAATAAAGTTGCCATTAATGAAGTGTTAATATAATATATATCCTAAATGATTGAAGAATTAATTCATATAAACACTGAAAAGAAAATAAGAACTCATAGATTAATATCGGGGGAGCAAGATAACGAGAAGTGTATTTACATTTATCATTATTACACTAAAGGGTATTTCGATATTAAGGAGTCTAAAGATAAACTAAAGCGTAGAAACCCAGAGGATGAAGCTTTTTTATTAGATGCAAATAAATTCGGAATTAAACTATTAAAAATCCATGATCATGAAATGGAACAAAAAAGAGGTAAGTAAATTCGAGCAAGTTCAGGTTAATGTTCACTACAAGACAAGAAAGCAGGTTGAATACAAAGGCGAAAAAACAACCATTAACTATGACAAGAAAATTTGCGGATTAATAGTTAGTTCTGGCGATAATGATATTCAGTTCTTGCCTAATAATGACGATATTACTAGGAGTATACTGTATTCTCAAATTGTGAATATTACACCTCCCGAGCCGGATTATTATCAAACGACATAATATAAGTTTTATAACTAAAATTATAACAATGATTAAAGAAATAGTAGAAGCAACGATTAAAGAATGTTACCCTAAATTTGTAAGCGTAACAACACTACCAAGCGATTTTGAAACACAGGTGCTTAACGAAGTAAGAGAGCAAGTTAAAAATTTGAATATACCTACTGTTAGCAACCGAAGGGAACTGCTAATTTCCTACACTTTAAAGATGCTTAGTTGCACAGACGAACACGCAGAAACAATGGTTGATAGTTATTTGAGCTTATATGGCTAATATTTTGCATGTGGTCTTAAGGCTAACGGTAAGAATAAATGGGCGTTTTAATGCCATTTATTTATTGTTACCAACTGCACGGTATTAACAACTAAAATTAAATTGAAATGATATACTTAACGGTAATTAACACGATAGCGATAATTTACATATTAACGCACAAACAATTTTCTATTCATAAAAACGAGACATTCTCAAACAATACGTTGTTAGGTTATGGTTTGTATTATAAGAACAAAAGGAGATTATATACACCCATAAGAAATGCAAGAAGAACAGAGCTTAACGAGGAAGTTCACAGGATGATAAATGACACAGTTAACAAGCATTACACAATAAGAGCTAAATTTAGCTGGATAAAAACCATAACCGATGCTGAGCAGTTCAGAAAAGACTATGAAGTAGTAGATAGAAAATTAGTTAACGAGCTTGTGGATAACTTTAAATTGGAACACCAACAGTAGTGTTGTTGGTAACACGCGAATAAATACCATGTACGGTTTAGTACACTAAAACTAAGATTATGGAGAAATATTTCAATCCAAAACCAAATTATAACCCAATCTTAGGATGTGTTTTCAAGGGCGATGTAATAAAGAGGGAATCTCTCAATAATGAATCATTAGATAGAATTGAATCTAGGAAAACTAAGCGGTGTTTATAAAAAGAGAGTGTAATAACTTAAATAAAATTGAGCAATGGAAATAACTAATAAAATAGTTGAAAGCTATAAATTTAAACGAATAAACAACAGTATGTGGCGCAGAGATGAAATGACATTACAAAATGCATACACTCATAGAGGCGACAATATCTACGAGAAAATACTAAACACCAAAAAAGCTTATAAGGCATGTTATAAAGGTAAATTTGTAGCAATGATTGAAACTGAAATGGGACTACACCATTTAGTTTATATGTATTTTGAGCGGGGCGCAAATATGGAAATTAAGACGTATGTAATATCCAGTGAAACAGATAGCCAAGTAATACAAGCTAAAAACATAGCGTCTGTAATATGTAAATACGGTTTAATTTGTGGCGATATAAATAAAGAAATTGTAGCCATAATTGAACTTGAGCGAGGGGTAGAGTTTTTAAAGCAATTTTCGAGCATGACACAAGCAAATGAATTATTACCGCGTGTTATCAAAATGCAGCTTCTTTCCGACGACCAACTTAGAATATTAAATGATACTTATAATAGATTACTTGGCGAAGAACCTACAAAATTATAGTTATTTGCGCTAACAAGCGAATAAACACACTAAAACTTAATACAATGAAACAAAAATCGAGTGTACTAGAAAAAATAAGACAAAGAATGCCATTGGAAACTAAACTTAAAATATCGTTTCAGATGCACGATTATGAAAACTGGAAAGATGGTGAATATTTTGGAGATACTGAAAAGTACGTTAAAATAGCACTTGATGAAATAAAGGAACATATACAAATACGCTATCCTAATGTTAATATAGATAAATTGTGTTTATACCGTGTTGTAAAATAACATAAGCGACATAAAGAATTTACTGGTGGGGAATGCGCTACAATAAGCAAATAATACAAACTATAATAAAATTAAACACAAAGATTTATTATGTCAATATTAATTTGTATATTTGCCTAATAGAACGCGGGAAGCCTCTTTGTAATGCTCACTAACTCACGTCTTCGAAGCCGGATTAATTTCCGGTTTATTTAAAACTTTAAAATTACAATTGTCAATGAAACTAATTAAAACATCTGAGAAAGTATTGGTTTGGATGCATCGGACAGGTAAGACTCAATTAGAAGTTTCTGATGCTATGAATATAAATAGACAAGCCTTGGCATCTAAAATAAAAGATAATGTTTTTAGTGTGTCCGATCTAATGAATCTCAAGCGTTTAGGGTTTAACGAATAGATTTTTTTGGCCATAAATTTTAACAAATGTAAATTTTTATTATTAATTAAAATTAAGATTATGAAAGAAATTAAACACACAGCTCGTGGGGGTACTGATATTTGTATTTACGAACATACTGAGACTCAAATTATAGGTAGCTTCTTTAATGATAAAGATAAACCTGAAGTCGGAGATATTATAAATACAGCCTACGAAAAACCTAATTACGTTGTAGTTAAAATCATCGAAAATAGAGATGCTTGTATTCATTCTGATTGCAGAAAAAATCCAAACAATGCCTACTTTATTCTTGAGGTAGATAGAGTAAATCCTCAACGACTCTAATAAGAATAATAGCCAAAAAATAGCGAGAAACTTCTATAACCTCGCATAATTAACAAAGAGATATGAATGTAAAAACTATTGCAGACGTCTTCGACAAGGTAAAGGATAATGTGCTATAACAGTAACTTGTAAGTGTAGTTTGGGATTAAACCCACTACATGACCAAGATAGTAATAACTTAATAAATTGATATATAGATGAATAACGCAGCGAAACCCAAATTACATTTACAAAATGTTGTGCACCGTTTATTAAGGGTAGTTTTGACACCCCTTATAATTGTGACCATGTGCATAGTTGCTTTAAGTGCCGTAATTAGCTTACCAATTTGGATAGTGAGTGGCAAAACGATTATACCGTATGCTGTAAATTTAGCCCATAAACACATGGAATTAGCTTGGGATTAAATGGTGCATAACGTATGGTTGTATAGTGTAGCGTGAATTACTCACTAAACTACAATTGAAAAGCTACTGTTAAAAATTATTTTTTAGGGAGGGTTTTTATTTTTTTTGTGTAAATAGTTTGTATTTAAAAAGTATTTACTATATTTGTATAGCAATAATGCAGATAACTTTAAATTAAGATTATGAAAACTTATTTAATAGCCAGAGCTAAAATTGAAGAAAGAGACTATAAAAAAGGATTTGACTCTATTGTGAATTTAGATTACATGGGTGCTTCTGAGTATGAATGGGGAGCAATGCCAGAATCTCTAGTCAGAACTAGAAAGAACATTAACGATTACACTTATTTAGATGTACCAATTAAAAATATAAGCGTAACCGTATTTTGCCACAACGATAATAAAAGCGATGTAAAAAAGTACTTAACAGAACTTGCTAACGGCAAAATGCGAACCAAGAACGGAAATCACTTTGATTGGTACGTACAAAACGAAAAGAAAAGTGATTTTACTTATGTTAGAGATAGGGTGAATTTTTGGTGGGACATTGAAAACGATTTGATGTTTTGGATTAAAAGCCCTGATTTTGAAATTAAGTTTAAGGATATTATTAAAGTAAAACCAGAATAATGGCAACTAAGAAAGTAACTATTAGCTTAACTCAAGAACAACAAGACAAAGCTAAAGAAGATAGCAAAGCCATATTTGGCAAAGAAAACCTAAGTGGATATATTCAAATTCTTATCCAAAATGGTTTTGAAAAAACCAAAGAGCGTGGGCAAAAATAATTTTGGATTAACCCACTGAGCTTGATTAAATGAACGAAACAGCTATACACTATACAACGTGTTAGCTTTTCGTTTTAATGAAAGCTAACACGCGAATAAATACCATGTACGGTTTCGTACACTAAAACTAAGATTATGGAGAAAAGCGTTTTATTAGAAGAAATAGAAAAATGGTCGCATAAATATGAATTAAGCTTTCAATTCTGGGGGAATGATTGTAATAATGTTTTTATTAGCAAGGATGGAGTTGATTTATATGATACTGGCGGATATTCATCTATAGAAGATGTGTTAATAGTTACTTTAAAATGGATTTACAGAGTAAATAGGACTCCAAGTAATAAACGAATTTGTTAAATTAGATAATATGGCAAGACCTCATAGAAACACAGTCGATTATTTCCCCTTCTATTGCGCTGAAGGTAAGAAAATGTATTATCTTGAAGAAAAATACGGTAACGATGGGTTCGCGGTATTTTTAAAGATATTACGAGAACTTGCAAAATCAGAACATCACTACTTAGATTTATCAAAAAAAACCACCTTAATGTTTCTTAGTGCAAAATGTAAGGTCAGTGTAGAAACTTTACAGGTTATTATAAATGATTTAGTAGATTTAGAAAAATTCGATTCAATTCTTTGGAACGAAAATAAAATAATTTGGTGTCAAGATTTTATTGATAGCATTCAAGATGCTTACAACAAAAGAATTAATAACTGTATAACTTACGATGGTTTACTATCACTTTTAGTTGGTTTAGGGGTACGTAAACCAACTAAAAGTGATAGTGAAGGTGACATAAAACCACAAAGTATACTAGAGTATAGTAAAGAAGATAAAAGTATATATAAACAATTCTCTCATTTAAAAATTTCTATTGAAAAAAATAATAAACTAATAAATTTAGGTTATAAGCAAGATGAGATAGATTCTGTTTATGAAAGTATAGAGAATTACAAAAAGAATACTCAGTATAAATCGCTTTATTTAACATCAAAAAAATGGTTAAAAAAGGAATATGGAGATAGAAAAATAAGACCATTACAAACTAAACCATTACCCAAATGGGAGTGTAAATTCAATGCAGCTCCAACAAAGATTTATGAATGCGATACTGAAGAAGAAGCGAGAGAGTTATATTTTAATTTTGGCGGAGCCTACCCTCAACAAGTAAGACAAATTAAATAATGCAAATAAACGGATTCGAAATATCGAAGTTTAATATACATAAATTCCCTGAAGGGGTAAAGTATCATACTTGCCCATTATGTAGCGCTGATCGTAAAAAGAAAACACAAAAATGTGTCAGAATATATTGGGAATCTGGACTTGCTAAATGTTCTCATTGCGGAGAGGTTATTCAGTTACATGAGTTTAAAAGGAAAAAAGAAAAAATAAGGTATAATATCCCTGATTGGAAGAATAACACTTCATTAAGTGATAATGTTGTTAAATGGTTTGAATCACGTAATATTAGCCAATTTATTTTAAGGTTAATGAAAATAGGTGAAGGAATAGAATCAATGCCTCATTATACAAAAAAAGAATCTATATGGAAAAATAAAAACACAATACAATTTCCTTATTTCAGAAATGGAAATGTAATAGATATAAAATACAGGTCAGGTGATAAAACTTTTAAGCTATTTAAAGGAGCTGAAAGAATACCTTATAATCTTGATAATATACAAGGACAGGAAGTTATCTATTGTGTAGAAGGTGAACCAGATGTTTTAGCAACTATGGAATGTGGAATTCATAATGTCACAAGTCCTCCAAATGGATTCACAGAAAAAGGAAATGTTAATTTAGATTGGCTTAATGCAGATGTTGAACATTTTATAAAAGCTGAAAAATTAATCCTTGCGTTTGATAATGATGTTCCTGGAGAAAACGGTAAAAGAGAATTTATAAGACGGTTTGGTGCCCACAAATGTTTCACTGTAGATTTAAAAAATTGTAAGGATGCAAATGAATATTTAGTTGAATATGGAGTTGAAGAACTTAAAATAGCTCTTGAAAATCACATTGAAATACCTTTAGAAAATGTAAGTACATATAACGACTATAAAGAAAAAGTAAGAGATTTCTTTTTAAATGGAATGCCAAAAGGAATTATTACTAAAACATTGAAAGGTCTTGATAATAATTTTAGTGTAAATTTTGCTCAAACTGTTATGGTTACTGGTAAACCTTCATCTGGAAAATCAGATGTTGTTGATCAAATAGTACTAAGTTATGCACTAAACTATGGATATAAAACGGCTTTTGCTAGTGTTGAAAATAAACCTAATCAATTACACCATCAAAAACTAATAAAAAAATTAAATGGTATTGTTCCATCAAAACCAGAGCATTTTAATAAATCGTTTGAAGCATGCGAAAAGTTTATTGATGATCATATCATAATGATAGATTTAGAGAATGGATATGATTTAGAACGAGTACTTTTAAAAGCTGAAGAGTTAGTTTATAGAAAAGGTGTCCGTATATTGGTTATCGACCCATTCAATAAAATACCATACAAAGGAAATATCGAAAGTATTACTGGAAATAGAACTAATGATTACACAAATAAATATCATCAATTGTTAAATGAATTTGAGAATAAATTTGATGTATTAGTTTTCTTAGTTGCTCATCCGGTTAAACTTCCTAAAATGGATAATGGCAAAAGAGTTATTCCTGATTTTTATGATGTCAAAGGAGGTGGAGAGCACTATGATATGAGTCATCATGGAATTGTTGTTGATAGGGATTATGAACTTGATATTACTTTAATAAGAACTCTAAAAGTCAAATTTATTCATTTAGGAGAAAACAACAAAGATTCTTTTTTTAAGTATAACATTAACAACGGGCGTTTATGTGATATAGATGGAGATCCTTATAGTGTTGAAGGTTTCAATATACTTTGGGACAACGAAAACTGGGTAACTAAAGGTATGGATGAAGCAGAACAAAAAGATATATTTAGTAATAATGATTTAACACATAATCCAGATGAATGGCTTGAACCGAAGAAAGGAGATGATTATGTACCATTTTGATAACAACGAATCAAATTTACATTTTTATTCTAAAGTAGTACTACGAAATTGGATAAGATCATTCCCTGATAGATTTGGAATAATAGATTTACAAAGCGTAAGGCTTGAGGAGTGTTTTGCTGAAAATGGAAGGATTATTTTTGTGCCTGATGTGTCAGTATACGATAGAAATGGGTTAACTCATATGTTTGAAATAGAACACACGTCACCGTTAACAGGTGAAAAATTAAATAGAATGCAATGGTATTTCTTTAATAATAAAGAAAATCCTATTATATATGAAATTGAGGCTAAATATATAATGAAACAGACTAAGTGTCCTACAAAAATAGAAATGCAGCGATTTGAATTGTTTAATGATGGAATTAAATTCTAGGTGGTATGAGTGAAATATCCGACAAATTAGAATACGGGTCTATTGCTATTAAGATAAAAAATGGTAAAGCAAAAAGAAAAGATTATGAAAGACTTAATCTCGTAGAGGCTAGAATATATTCTATTGAGTTACAAGAAAAACTAAGAAAAAAGTATTCTCCAGAACTTGTAAGTAAGATAAATGCTTTAGAAATACGCATTAGGAATATGGAACAAAGTTGGGATATATACAAAAAAGACTAAGCTATGAAACAACTAATTAATCGCAAAAATTGATTAAATGAACGAATTTAAGAAAGAAAAAAGGGGGGGTATTTGTTTTTATAACTGTGATAATATCGAGTTTATGAAAACTAAACCAGATAATTATTACGACCTTGCAATAGTTGACCCACCTTATGGTATTTTAAATAAGACAAAACGTGGAGGCGACAAAAAATTCAATATGGCAGAATACAGTCAATGGGATAAAAAACCTGATAATAGTTATTTTAATGAACTATTTCGTGTCTCAAAAAATCAAATAATATGGGGCGGTAATTATTTTGGTCAATTGTGGCAAAGAAGTGAATATAATAAAGGATTTGTCATTTGGGATAAAAATCAACCTGAATCATTAAATAACTTTTCAATGGCTGAAATGGCTTGGTCTTCATTGGATAGACCATCAAAAATATTTCATTACAGTGTTCGCAAGAATAGGAATAAAATCCATCCAACTCAAAAACCAATAGTATTATATGAATGGCTTCTTAAGATGTATGCAAAAGAAGGCGATAAAATTCTTGATACGCATGGAGGGAGTTGCACCCACGCAATTGCATGTGATATGGAAGGCTATGATTTAGATATATGTGAAATAGATCACGAGTACTTTAATAATGGCTTAAACGCTTTTGATAAGTACAAACGCCAGCTCAAACTATTTTAAAAAAAACTAATACTATGAAACAACTAATTGATTTAAAAGAAACTTTAAAAACACAAGAATCTCAGATACCTGAGTTTGTTAGAGACTTGAATTTAATTCTAAAAAGTTACGAAAAATGACTTTTCTCATGTTTTAAGTAAATAATTATGATTAATATTGATGAATTATGAAAGAAATAGACGAAAAAAAACGTAACGAGATTAGGGATATAACCGAAATAGTGTTTAATTATTTTGATTTACCTATAGTATATTTGCATTCAAAGTCTCGAAAACGCGAATTGGCTCAAGCTCGACAGATAGCTATGTATTTTAGCAGAAGGCTAACTGAATCTTCA